TTTCAAGTTGAGCTGTAGTTAAAGGCCAGTCATAAAATCTGTCCTTGATATTATTAAACAACAATATAATCCAGTAGTAACTTTGGTCTCCATACTGCGATTCTGATACTGATTCAGGTGTATCTTCGCCACCTATATCATACTCGTCAAATACAGCTGCAATCTCTTTTAATCCAGCTGTCATTTGCACTCGTCTTAATAGGTTTGTAACAAGTTTAAAGTTACCTTTACCAGCGGCGTCATAATATATCTTAGGAAAATGAGTAAAATATTCTGGCATTATGTTCTACTTTCAGAAGCACTTTGTCTTAATTGGTTATATCTACTTCTTTCCATTAGTTCTAATTCTTTAAAAGTTAGTGTTGCGTCTATTGACACAGGATCACCAGCAACGTGTGTTGAAAACTTATCACTACCATAATCTATATCAACACCTGTACAAGCACACAATCCGATTTGGTCTATGTATGGGTTAATATTAGTGCCTTTCATAAATCTAATTACAAATTCGTGTGGTACACGATAGGCTGCAACAGATGGACCTTTGCCAAATTTCATAGGTAACATGGCGTCTTTTATAGTGTGTAGCATACTATTTACAACATCGGATTCTTTTTTGCTTCTAGGTGTAAATTTAAATGTGAAACTAAATGTTCGGTAATCTATACCATTAAATACCATTTCTGTCATAGCTGCTGGTGCAATACCAGTTCTACGTTGCAAGGCCGCTCCAGCACCTGCCAGTAATCCACCACTTGCAAAGGAGGCAATATTTGCTACTAACCCTTGTGACGCTACAGCTATAGACTTTATATCCTCGCCCCAAAATTTATCGCCAGCAAGGGCGTCTTTTAGTTTTGCAAACGCACCTATAGCAAAACCTACTTCTTCAGCGCCATAGTCTGCCTGCATATTAAATTTAAGTGTTTGTGGCATATAGACTGCAATTGTATGTTTTACAACTCTATGATTGCCTTTACCTGTAGGCATCCCCCATATAAGATTACCTGTACCTTCAGAAAAAAATCTATTTGTACCATATACAACCTTGCTTAAATTGTCTTGGTGTTTTGAATGACCTGCACCTTGAACCACGTTAAATTCAACTCCTGATTTATCTGGTATACGCTCTATGATATCAAATAAAATGTAATGCTCTTGGTCTTTGTGGTCTAATGGATAAACATAAAACTTATCAGATCCTGAATGCACATGGCCTGAATAGTCCATATCAGTAGGGTTGTAATGAATAATACCTCTTTTATTTGGTGCTATTGTCTTTTTATTCCATCCACCTATAGTAGGTCCTTGTAAAACAGACGAAGGTTGTTTCAGTCCATTTATTATTGTTTTTAATGCTTTGAAAGGTTGAAATCCCATAATACTATTTAGTTAATCCTACTTTATTTGACTAAATTCAGATACCAGCCCATCTGGATTTTCTGATTTGATTGATGTAGTTTTATTATCAATTATTGTTGTTTTACTTGTGTTGTCTATGTTGTTTTGATTGTTTACATTGAATGGCAATTTACTGCCGTTGTATATAATATCTAATTTCTCAACGTTATCTAATTTCATCTCCTCTACTTTTGCCAATTTAGATTTGTCATTTTTAGCCATTGGATGATTCCATGCCTTGTTGTACAAGTTCGCCCTTGAATGTGATTGAGTTAATTCTATTTGATCCTGATTCAGGTGGTCTTTACCAGCAAACCATTTAGCAGTTTTCTCTTGGTTTATAAGACCTATTGTTACACCAGATAAGAATGAAGCAAAACTTGCTGATGCTTTATCTCTTGTAGTTACCTCGTCACCTTCTTCTTTACCTAATATTTCACCTGCATTTGCATAACCACTAGCAGCGTCAAATGCTCCCATAACAGCTGCAACTGGCCATAACCATTTACCACCTACTCTAACTGCATTTCCAGCAAACTTGGCTGACTTGGCAAGGGCACTTCCTTTTTTAGCGGCATTAGCTACTACCTTGGTGTTTTTTACGTTAGCTACTTTTGAATCTTTTATCTTTAAGTTTTTCTTACTCTGGTCGGTTAAAAGAAGTGGTGGTTTGACAGGTTTTTTAAATGTCTTGGTCTTACTTCGCATATGAGCATTGGTTGCCCCACCTTTTACATTCCCACCTTTTACATTTGTTTTAGGGAACCCAAGCGCACTTCTCACCGAATTGGCAATGGATGCTCCCATTGTCGCCAATGGCGCAAGCAATGGCGTCATTGCTAAACCTATGGCCGCACCTATTCCTCCTATAGCCAATGCCAATGTTGCCATTTTTTGTAAAAAGCTTTTACCTTGTTTTTTCTCTGCCCCTAGTAATTCATTTGTTAATTCACTCTCCTCAAGTATTCTTTCTAATAGGCCAGATGATGTATCAAATTGTTTATCTGACTCTCGTTCTTCTTCAACATCTTTTTCTGGATCTCCAGTACTCTTTGCACCCATACCTAATATGCCTGAAGTGGCTGCTCTTCCAGCCAAATCTTCTCTACCACCTGATGATTTTGGAGACGCTAAATCAGCCTGATTAAATCCACCTGATTTAAACTCGGCCTTTTGTCCTTTTCTACGCAATTGCCTTTTCATTCCTAAGGCTTTAGATTCAGCTCTTTCGTCTGCTTCAATTGCTCTTTCTATTTTCTTACCAAGTATTGGTATTCTTGTCATACCAAATCGTTGTGCTAATTTAAGTGGTTTTAATTCTTTTTTGAAATCTCTAAATGATAATGATAATCTGGTTGAAAGACCTAACACCTTTTTTAATTCAGCATTTGTTCTACCAACAGTTTCTTTTATGTAAACAATTTCTTCATCATTTAATACACCTTTTTTATGTAAACCTTCATACTCTTTAATGGTCTTTTCTGTAACCTTTTGTTGTGTTTTGGCTTCATCAAAGTCCATACCTTTTAATTGGTCAAGGTCGCCAACAGTATAATCAATAACAAAATTAATTACATCTTGTCTAATATTCGCCTTATCAAGCTTGACTTGGTTCTGATAACCAGCTGACTTTTCTAATTGTTGCTGGTATTCTTGTAAAGAATCAGATATGGCAAACTTCGGATCGGACTCTTCCAGTTTTTGCTTTTTAAGAATCTTATTAAAATTATCTGCTGTTCCTTTTTTAAAGATTGCTGATTTAACTGCCATTTAACTTAACCTATTGTTGTATCTTTTTTCTTCTCTGGTTTCTTATTAACTCCACCACTATTAACATATAAACCAAACCAGGCAGCGCCAGCACCAACAACTACTGATACAAAACCAGCCTGTGCGTTGTTAGGTTCAGGTAATGCCATAAACCAGTTCATAGTACTATAGAAAGCATAACAATATAATAACATCATTGCTCTTGGAACAAATCTCCAATTAGATAGCACGTGTGGTATTTCATCTGTAAAGAATTCCCACACCAACTTAATGGTATCTATTCCTGTTTTCTTTGCTTTTGTTATAGTTCCTTCTAACATTTTAATTTCCCCTTTGTTTCTCTCTTAACTTTTCGTTTTCTTCTCTAATGTGCTGTATCAGTAAATCTACATATATCTCCCTCTCATACGGTAGCATTGACTCTAAATCGTTCAATGAGTATTTATGGTATTGCATTAAAGCAAAATTCGTCCTATAAAAACTCTCTAGGCTTTCGTGTAAGAGGGTAACTGAAAAAAATCAGCCGCACCTTGTAACAACATTTCGTGTTCAGCACCAGATTTAGGATTCTTATACTTAATTGTATGAGATATGATTGGCAACTCCTCAAAATATGCTCTTATCTTTTTAAATTGAGGCATTGTCAAATTATCTATAAATTCGTCTAGTTCCTTTGGTTCAATATCCTTAACTTCAAATATCTCCTCTCCGTTATAAATCTGTGCAATACACTCCTTCATCAAATTAACTGTTAAATCCATTATGGTTTTCTTATTTGCTACTTCTTTAACAGTTGGCACTTTCATAATTACACCATAATTTTCTGAAAACTTTATATTAGTTTCCACTTCTTTATTAAAATCTGGTTTAACTTGGTCAATGTTAAAATTATAATCAACCACTTGTGTTTCATCATCTGGACATTTCAGTTTTAAATCTATAACCTCACCAATTGATTTTGACCTTATGTTTAACCATAACCATTCAAAATCATAAACTGGTAATTTTGTAACATCAATATCTTTAGTCACCATACAAGTTTGTACAGTTTGAATTAATATATTGATCATCTCCTCTTCGTTGTTGTTCTCTATCGCCATTAGTAAAATCTTTTCTTCTTTTACTAAAAACGGTCTAAATTTCACCTTTATATTCCTTGATAAAGTCAATTCATATTCTGGTGTATTCATTAATGGTAAACTCATTGTTTCACTCCTTTAAATATTAATATAGTATATCTCGTATAATTTTAGGATCTGGTAAACCCTTAGGAAATACTCGTCCTCCTGTTACTCGCCCTATAGGCAAATTTCTTTTTATTTTTTCATAGACCTCTCTGCCTACTCTACCAATTTCATTACCAATACCAAATGGTAAATTATCTAAAAAACTAGCCTGTATGGCTGTAGTGTTATTTCTATATTCTTGCCTATTTTTTTTCTTTTCTCTATTCATTGGTGCGGCTCTATCTGCCATCCAATTCCATGCTGTTGTAGCAAAGTTTCTGTATGTAAATGTAACACTTGTTTTAATTATTGCATTTTGAGAATCATATGATAATGGTGTAGCAGCAATAGTTTTAGGCCATACCTCATACATTTGCACTTGATAAGATGAGTAACCAGAAGTATTACCTAAACTTTTTCTTATTTGCTGTCTATCTTCAGTAGGGTTGCCAGTCGGTTGAAAATTAGCTAGGGCTGCTGTAAATGTTTTTGTTAATGGTGTTATAGTAATCATACAAGGTTCAGCATAATCATCATAGTAACCTACGTTATGGCTAATAGGATCAATTATACAGTTTTGCCATGCCTCAAAATATAATCTTTCGTCATAGTTTATACTCGTATAAAACTCTAATGTTACTTCTTCATATTGAACATTCTTTGCGTGAGCTCTTTTAGGACCATAGTATGTTTCGTTTACATCATCTGTAATTGTTCTGGATGGTAAACTTACGTTTGAGCAAAATAGGTCCATTCTTAATTGTAAATTCTTTTTAATTGCATTAGCTAATGCCGCACTCTTGTCCATACGGATATCTTGTTTTTTACTATTAAAGTCAGGATAAATAGAAATGCCACGTTGTAATCTAACTGGAGGTCCATCAATCGTACAAAGGAATTGTGAAGGTCTTGCAAACCCACCTGCTGATGTTATACCTGACCTGAATATGTTATATTGTGAATTGTAATTAGATGTAACGTTATTGTATGATATTCTTTTGTTGATATCTGAAACGCCAAAATGTGGCTTTGATGGTGGGATACCTAATCTGATATCCATATCACCTATTCTTTTACCTACACTAATAATTGACATTAAATAAATCTCCTACTATCTGAATAAACTTGTCCCACACTTGCCTTTTTAAATCTTTGTACAGGCAACATTATTGCTATTGCAGCCTCATCAACATTAATTCTTAAAAATCCTGTTTGTAAATGTGACCACAGATATTTCTTAATTGTTGGTTTAACCATTTTTATACTTTTTACATCATCATAAGCCACTTCAAATCTTGTGTTTTTATTAAATCGTTGGTCAGACGCTGTTGCTTGCATTTTCTCTAACAACCTAAATCTTAACAACGGTGGTAAATAATGAAAGTTCATACCCATAAACCCAGCTGGTATTGGCTCTAATGGCAACACTAAAGGAAATATGTCATAGTAGGGTAGTGTTGCTCTCCCTTTAGGATTATAACCAAATAAATTTAGTCTTCCTATACTAGGTCTTCCGTTAAGTCTACCTGCTCTAAACAGTTGTCTAGCAGTAGTACCACTTGCTATCTTATTTACTTGTTGTCTATACCAAGTAGCAGACCTATCACTATCTCCTGCTTTTAGTTTAATTCTGTCAAATACACTTGCCATACTACTATTTATGTTGTTAATAAATAGATTTATGAAGAAATTGAAGAATATAGATAAACGTCCCTATACAGGTATATTCAAACCATTGAACATAAAAAAGTACAAAGGCAATGTTAACAACATTATTTATAGGTCTAGTTGGGAGAAAAGGTTTATGCTCTATTGTGATAAGAACAAAGATGTGGTAGAATGGGGTAGTGAAGAAATTGTTATTTGGTATCGCTCAATTGATAATAAGCCTCATAGATACTATCCTGATTTCTATATGAAAGTAAGACTAGCAAATAAGTCACTTAAAAAATATGTTGTTGAAATCAAACCTAAAAAACAGACACGTAAACCTAAAAAACCTCTACGTGAAAGTAGGGTTTATAAAAATGCGTTATTGACTTTTGAGAGAAATATGAGAAAGTGGTCAACGGCGGCTGCTTGGTGTACAAAACGTGATATGAATTTTATTATACTAACCGAAGACCATCTTAAAACGTTTTAAAATCTTTTAATATTTGTAGTAAATCTATATCTGCCATTTGATTTATATATTCAAATGCTTTATCTTGTGTATAGGTTTTACCATACTTTCCATAATAGTTTATAATTTGTGTTTGAGATTTTAATGAACGTTCTAGCTCTGGCATAAAAAATGTTAATCTAATAGGTGTATAACCTTGTTCAACAAGTAAATCTACTTTTCTAAACTCTTTATTTGTATGGTCGCCATCTGTGCCTGCGTCACGCCATTTGATTTCATATGCTATTTTTTTATCGTGGTTGATAACATCAATTTCAAATCTGGAAGGGTGTTGGTTAGGGTTATTAATGTATTCACTTTTACCACCTTCAACGTCTGTTATAATAAATTTAACTGCTGTGTCAAATATTCGTCCTGCGTTTGTACTTAATATTCTTGCTCTATTGTGATATTTCTCCATTAGTTTTAATTCCTTTTTATCGTAAAAAAGTTCATAAACTAAATGGTGTTCATTGATGAAACTATCCATTTTATTTTGAGTTTCAGTAATATTAGTCATAATCTTATTATGATAATCCGAAACTATCTTATGGATATTATTTTTAAAGTAATCTTTAGGTCTGTCTATTTTTATTGGTAACATATTAGAGAAGTATTATGGGTAGCCCGAAGGCTACCCAATTGAGAAAGTGAGAGAGATAGATTAGGAATCGTCCTCAGCTAATTTACTAAAATACGATAGGTCATCGCTACCGTTGGACGTAGTTCCAACTTTCTCTACCGAGTTGTTAGAAGACGTTGGTATGTCGTTTGTGACAGGTGGGAGGTCAATATCTTCCACAGACTCGGTACTTCTTTGTCCAGTAAGCGTCTTATTCAGTTTCTCTTTGAGTTCCTCATAAGATTTAAAATTACTAGGATCAACGAAGGGCTTTAGAGCGTGTTGAGATTTCCATACTTTGTCAATCTCATCATCAGTATTTTTCAATTTACTAATTGGCTCAAATTCGGATTTATCATAATTCCAATAGCCATCAACTTTTCTGATTTTTAGTTTAAAGTTTGCACCTTCCCAAAAATCAAATGGGTTTGTGGCCTTTTCATCTTCAAATGCTGGGTTCATTGCTTCAGTAATCTTATCAAAAATCTTTTTACCAAATTTGTATAAGAATATTTTACCATCATTTTCAGGATGTTTAGGATCACTTACTACAAAAATATTAGAATAGTATTGTAACTTTCTTTTTCTTTTTCTAGCAATTTCTTTATCGGCTTCTATGCCTGTATTCCACAACCTAGTATTTTCTTCACTAACAGGATCCTTTTTGTTTAAAGTTGTTAATGAGTTTTCAATGTACCATTGACCACCTGGTCCTTGGAAAGCGTGGTGCCAGACTCGTTGCCATGGCATATCTTCACCTTCTATTGCAGGTAAAAATCTGATTACAGCGTAACCATTACCTGATTTATCAAGTTCAGGTTTCCATAACCTGTCGTCTTGGTATTTGTTTTTTCTATCGGGTTGATCTATTGTTTTTTCTAACTGTTTTGTTAGAGAGTCAAAATTGGACTTTGACTTTTTTAGGGCTTCTAATGCACTTGACATTGTATTTTCTCCTTGTATATATTGTTGTACGTATTAATTGTATTAATGTAAGTATGTTATTATTTATACTTTTGTTATACTATTAACCCTTTTTTTTATCTCATAATTAAGATAAAATTCTATTATTATTATATAATATCACCATTTACTCATTTTGTCAAGCAGCTGTGCTTGGGTGATATACTCTAAATTCTTGTCTTCCTGTACTGCGAATCTCTCTACTTTTTGATTAGTAGGTTTATCATCAAATGCCTTATTCACTTTGTAAAACTTAACGTTAGGGTTGTTCTGCATAAGTGTGAGCCATTCTGTTTCCCATATACCTGACGGATTGGGCTCAAAATGTTCTGATACATAATACCTTGTAGATTTGTATAGATTGTTAACTGTCTTTGTATCTGATATAAGGTCTTGTCCTATTAGATACATTTCATCTGGTGCTTCAACTAGACTAGCAACATACCCACTTGTAGTACCTGCACACCAACCTAAATCTTCAGCGCCAAAACAACATTCAGATATATTGTGTGACTTGTCTGGTTCTTTTATCCAAGACACATATATGTGAGCATTGTCTATATTTTTTTTCTCTCTATCATCATTTGCTTTTCGTATGACAACAGGACCTTTAATAGTATGAGCGTTCATAACAAAGTGGTCGCTCTCACCTCTTTCGTTCTCTACAACCAAATCAGCCTGTTCTTTGTTTTGTGTTTGTAGCATACTTTGTAACATTGTATCATACATATGAATAGGTACTTTGGTCCATTCTCTAAAATAGCAAGGCACATCAGCACACATACCATTATGATATAATTCGTGTATCATACCAGCGTCAACAGCTATCAATGCGTCACATAGGTCAGGATGGTCTCTATAAATGGCATTACAACCATATATCTTGCCATAAGGTTTCAATACATTTAAATCAAAGTCTTTACGACTCTCACCATTACCAATTAAAAATGTTCTAATCATAAAAAATAATAATTCGTCAATCCTAATAATAATAAAGATACCAATATTGCATTCAAAAATAATAATGCTCTATCGTGCCATAAGAATCCTACGTATGCCCAACCTGCTGTACCAAACAAACCTAACCACATATCATACTGTGGTATTGTACCTACACTTCTGGCCATAGTTGCAAACAGTATAAGAAAAACTGATACCCATTTTACATACCAAGACAGGTCACCTTTTGGTGTAACCTTTTTATATACACGGCTGCTGTTTAGTTTAGCAATCTTCTCATCTAGTTTTTCTTCAATAGGGTCAATCTTCTCTTTGATTTTACCAAATGCTCTTTCTTCTGCTGTAGGGAATCTATCTGACATCTTTTTCTTTTATGTGTTTATAATTTAAATAACCTGAGCACCATTCATAGAAGGCACGATTTGTATCAGGCCAACATTGTGCAAATGCTTTATCTTTTCTGTGGTCTTTATATTCTTTTCTAACTTCTTTTTCTGTAAGTTTCTTTTCACTCATACAAAAATCTCTTTCATAATAAATTTACACTTTGTTAAATTGAAGTTTATAAATGGTTGTAGTTTTTTGACTTTAAATGATTTTTCAGGCCAGATAATATTCTCAGCAATCTCCTTATCCCATTTTTTAATAAAGGATAAAACTTTATCTAGTATGATTAACGTTTGGATTGATATTTTTTGTGATAGAAATAGTCGTAGCAATTTTGGATGCTGACCTTTAGAAACACTAAACAGATCATCAAACTGAATACTACCATCATTGATAGTATTAGAAAGAAGTACACAATCGCCTCTAAAATTGTACGTAAATGATTGATTATACTTTTTCCATTTATTGTAAATAGTTTCTCCATCTGCTCTAACTAAATCTCCAATCCAAGTCTTTGAATTGTGAAAGAAATTACATACAAAATAATCTAACATCTCTTCCTTATTGTATTTAGTTGTAAGTTTGTGAAAAAAGAATCTATCATTGCGTTTCAAAAATGTATTAAATGATGAATTGACTTTAGCATTGTGTTTGTAGAAATCATAAGAATCAGAAGTAAAGTGAAGTTTAATGGCTAAATATAATGTATATGCTTCATAACTATTCATAGGGGTAAGATTGCTGTACTTGATTTCTCAACCAAGTTTAGGTTTTCTGCCTCTTCTTTTATCTTCTCTTTTAATACTTTGTTGACTAAAGGTCCTACAGACGCTGTATCAATATCATTATCTCCACAATATTTGACTACAGCATCCATATAGGACATTTTTTTTTCTTTGACAATACCTTCTATTATCAGAGCAAACTTTTTACTATTCATTAGCATTAGTTCTAACTATGTGCTTTCTTAATGCTCTAACTAATTCTTCAATCTTATCAATAACAGCAATCAATGATTTGTCTTTGATAAAATGTTGTTCTTCTTTTAATTTGTCGTATTCTCTTAATGGGATAGTAACCGTTCTTCTGGAAGTCACCTCGTCTTCATAGGTAGCTGCATTTGCTCGGTCTTGTTCATCATCATTCATAAATGTACTCATATAATTTTTACCTCTTATTAATATATTATATCATATTAGCGTAAAATGTCAAGCCTGTTTCTGTTGCAAGGTACAGGCAAACCCCGACTGCCTAAGCAGCCATACGATAATCTATGTGATTGTCGTTTATAGTTTTAACAGTACGCTGTCAGCGATTTAACTCCAAATAGTTTTAGTAGCAGTCGAATCTACTCACCCCCTTAAAGCACACTATAATGTGTTTTGAATTGGTGGAGGTGGTGGGAATCGCACCCACGTCCTCACTAGTTATTGTCTATTCTTCAACGTCAAATTTCAAGTTTGGAGCTCCAATATTGAAGTCCCCTTTGTTAAAGGTGATTTTCTAAACTGTAAATCAAAACCTCTTAACATTATACACGATTCTGTTAATGTCAATGTTGTTGTTACTGACAAAGATTGTTTCATATCTTGCGTTACATATTCACTTATCAAGTAAACTGGTTCGCCAGTATCTTTACCACCTTGTTTACCAACACCAACATAAACTAATATAAATTTATGTTCATCAATATAATCTTTTACTGTTTTAGTAGTACCACAAACAACTGGCATTTGCATCCAATAAAGTCTGCCTTCTTCATATGGCGTTACTTCAGGTGATTCTCTCTTTATCTTTGGTTCTTCATCAAGTAGTTTTGGTTCTTCAGCATTCGCAAATTGCATTACAACAAATATTAATAAAACTGACATTAATATAGAAGCTAGAAATTTCTTCATTTCGTTTCCTCTTTGCTGATATTTTTGAATATCTTTTGGTTTAATCTTTATTAAACTATTTATTAAAGATGTGTGCTAAATCAATAGGTAGAATTGAAGGAATGACTATCTAAAAAATCTTTTGCGTGTTTATAAAACAACTCTTGGTGTTCTTTTACCTTATCTACTCCGTGTATCCACTCTTGTACAAATCCGTCTTCACAAGCAGCTAAAATAACAGTTTGTTCTATTTTCTTATCGGGAAATAATTCTTCAAACATTTTAGCATATGCTGAAGTCTGTAAGAAGTTACCGTAATTGTAATCTGCGTCCCTTCTCTTTGTAGAAGTTTTAAAATCAACTACAGATAACTTACCTTTATATTCTGCAATACAATCTACCTGACCTGCTACACCTATTTCTTTTGAATATAGGTATTCTTCTAAACAATGTATGTTATCTAGTCTAGCAAGATAAGGTCTCATAATTCTAAAAAGACCTAATGGTGTCACAGCAGTTATGCCGTTAGATTTTTTATCTTCGTTTCTTAAATGGTTTTCTATGAGAGTGTGGGTAGTTTTACCCCTTGTTGTAGCCGTCACAGAAATATATTTAGCCATCTTCTCACCAACAGCTGTTCTCCATGCGTCTAATATTTTTTTCTTTTCGGGTAATTGTCCTAATATTGAGGTAACGGAAGGCATATTAACACCGTCAATAGTATAATATCTTACACCATCTCGGTTCTTACCTTTCACACCTAAAGATTTAGGCAATACATCTTCATTCAGTTTTATATAATTAAAAGCCATAATATACCTTCCTTAATTTTATATAACAATTATATCACACTATTTCAAGCGTGTCAAGCTGTCATTATACACCCTTCTCGGTGTATAAATTATTAATTTCTTCTGCCGTTCACTCACTAGCTGGCTTAGGTTTTGCGTGAACCCTATATGAGTATTCCTCATACTTCGTTTTGCCATTATGATCTCTATATGCTCTTAAAAATTGCTTTCTATTATCTTCTTTATTTTTAAAAGAGCAATGAATCCAACCACTACTAGGTTCTTCTGGTTTCCAATACTCCAAGATAAGCTGATCATAGTCTAAATTTTTATCTATGTAATGTGCTAATTCCTGATTAGACACTCCAAAGATTTCAAAATCAGCGGCTTGGCCTTTTGCGTGTTGTGAGTTTATAGATGATCCTATTGCCACACATAAATCGGGACTTCTAAATCCACTTGATACTGTGACAGGTGTAGCATATTGGTCACGGACTGGTTGTAAAATATTTTCACATAATCTTTGTAATCCTTCAATCTGATCCTCGTTAGGGTTATTATTAATACCCTTACGTTCAGCAGTTTGACTGGTTACTAACTCTTTAAGCGTGAAATTTTTGCTTAATCTCATTTAATTTATCCTTTGCTTGTAGTTTAATCTTCTTTAGGGTTCTTAAATCAAACCACGATTTAAAAGACCTGTCGTTTAATCTTTTTGTTTCAATTTCGTTGACTGCTCTTTTAAGTTCTTTATGATGTGCCTTTTGCTCTAACATATATTACCCCCTTGTTAGTTTTAATAATTTATCCATTTGTGCCTTAATAATTGGACCTCTATTTGGCCAATGTATATATGGTTCACTGGATTTTGAAAGATTGTATAAAAATGGTAGTACAATCTTTTCAATCTCTTTAAATCTTCCTACGATATCAGCGTCCTGTATTTCTTTATTAACAGTATCTTTCTCAGCTACAATCTGCATAACTTCGTTCATCATACTTTTAATATCAGAAACATCACCCTTTACTTTTGCTAATTCTAAACTTTGGCTATCAATTGCTTTCGGGTCAATAGCTGGCTGTGTTGTTTCGTCAGCTGGTTTCTGTGATACAGGAGTAAAACCATAATCTACATCCGTATCAAATTCCCTCATAAAATCTGGAATATCTTTTGCCATTATTTTTTCTCCTTGTTTTTGTTAATTGTGGTGCCGTCTGGTGCGTGTACTTTTATGCTTTGACATACTGCTTCTAAGCCTTCATCTAATACTCTACTAACCTTACAATCATAGCCTGTTATCTTGGATAGGGCATAATCGTTGGTGGTAGGCATATCATTTGCGGCTAAAGCAATATCGGCTCCTGTTTTTGTAAATGTTATTGTTTTGTACGTTTCATATGTACTGGCACTAGTACCAACAAACGCTGGTAAACTACCACAACCCGACAATAATAGACCAACCATAGCTATGGGCAGGACTCTCTTGTGTTTTAAGCAGGATAACTCCTGCCCTATGAGATTATACAATAAGCGGATTGACCTACTAGACTCTGGTATACGACCGTTGCGTTTCAGTTGCTCGCTTTGTATTATATCTCTATTATTTAGTTTTTGCACTTTGCCTAGCCTTATGCTTTTTCATAACTTGTTGTGTTTTGATTTGTTTTGTTGACCGTGTACCCATTTCTCCTGCTAATGGGCTCAATGGGTGTGCTTCTGCAACCTTTGATAGTGTTTCTTTCCAACCTGAATCGCTTCTATAACTTTGACCACTAACCCCAGCAACAATATTAAGCTTTGTTATTTCTTGTGTAATGTGTTTATTTTTAGACAAGTATTCTTCCTTATCAGCAATGCTCATCATATCAGTAAATACTTTACCTGTCTTCTTATTTTTAAATGTGTATGTTGGCATTATTTACAGATTAAGGTTAAATGATATAGTAACTGATTGGTACATAAAAGCATATCTTCTAATACACTTTCTAAATCTATTTGGCCTTGCACCTCTTTTAATTTAGAAAATTCTTCTATACTTAAAGCTTGTCTTTGTACATCTCCTGAAACTTGTCTGTTATCAGCATAGTTCATTATGCCTGGTCTTAACTCGGCACTAAAATTAACTCGTTGGCCTGTTTTGCCTTGCCATGCTTCCACAAACTCATCATTTAATCTATTAAACTTTTCGTGGTATTCAGTTAAAGTTTCGTGTTCAGAATATGACCTAGTCTGCCAATGATAACTTTGTATGTTATTTAAAAAGTTTATATTATCTTGTATAAATTCAATTATCTTATCCATATGTTTATTTAGTACTCGCTATTGATACTATCCTTTCAATTAAACTGCCTAGACCATTCTGTCTTTGCATTGTTAATAACTCTCTAATCCCTAAAGGTAGAAAATCATCAATTGTTAAACTAGCAACTTCATCTTTAGGACAATCTTGTACAAGATCAGTTACAAGTTTAGCTGTACCTTTTGTTATAAAGGCTTCAGCGTCTATTTTATATATCATTGTATTATCTTCGTTACACCCACCTATTAACCATAAATTACTAGCACAACCACGTATTCTATTTTCCTCTATTTTAACTTCATTAGGAAGTGGTGTTACATCTTTAGCAATGTCTATGAGGTAATGCAATCTGTCGTGTCCTTCTAACATTTTTAAATCAGCACCTTTTTGTTCTATTCGTTCTTTTATTATACTATTCACTTATTGGTTCCAACTCCTCTTGCATTTTTTCTGACGGTGTTTTTACTCTTTTTTCTGCCTCTTTAATAATAGCGTGTGTATCAGACACACTTTCTTCCTTCATTTTACCTTCTGCTCTAATTTTATCCATTTCTTTTCTAACATACTCTTGGTGTCTGGAAGATTTCATAGATGACTCTAATTCTTCTTGTTCTTTTTTGGCGTGTTCTAAAAAATCTTTATCTGTTGTTTTCATAAAACAATTTGATACCTTGGCAAAAAAATTAGTAATTGTAGTTCCTTCTAATATTCTCAACACTTCACTTTTTTTATGTGTCATAAATTTAATATTAATTTTGCTTCTTCACTTAACATTTCTCTAGTAAATGGTGGTGTATGTGTAAGTATAACCTTTACAGTACCGACACCTTCTACTCGCTCTGCAGCTTCTTTAATGTCTTTGCTTATTTGATCTGCCATAGGACAAAGCATGGATGTTAATGTATGTGTAATAGTAACATCTTTATCCTTAATGTCAATGTCATATATCAATCCTAGATTAAACACATCAATTGATGGCATTTCTGGATCATAAACCTTTTTTAATTCTTCTATAACTTTATCTTTCATAACGTTTGTGTAAAATTGTTCTTACCCTTTCCCAATTAATTCTATCTATTTTTTGTTTTCTACTTCTTGGTTCTCTTAAAGCCTTCTTGTCTAATATTTTTTTTAACTTTAATATTCTTTTGTGTATTTTTGACATTAAAGATTCTATTATAATTATCTTTATATTTTTTAGTTGGTATTCTACTTTTCCCGTCCCATTTACCTGGCATAACTACATTACAATGGAACTAGCCATTTCGTCCTCAAAGTCCCTTACTTGTTTTTCATATTTATCTATTTTATTTTGAACACTTTTTAAAACGTCATACGTTTCCTTTTGTGCTAACAATTTACCTTTATGTAATTGTTCTTTAATTTCTTTTAATTCTTCTATAAATTTTAATAGTTCAATCATAATATACTCCTAGTTAATTAATCGTTTTGGTAGTTTCTTCATAAGTTCTCTTAACTTATCTGTCCATACCGCTTTAAAATCTATACTTTGGGCATTCTCAATTGCCTTCTCTAGGTTTTCAACTCTATGCCAAAATAATATTTCTGTATCACTCATACCTTGTCTTTCTGCCCACACTAGCATTGTTTAAATTTATCCCATTTCATTTTTAAATAACTAATAATTTCATTTCTTGTTGCTATAATATATCCCAGCAACATACATATTAATATTAACCAAAGCATATTATTTACCCCTTATATCTTTTAATGATTGTTGTACAGTTGTTAATTTCTCTTTTGGTTTAAGTGATTTACTTCCTATGTGTAAAGCAATACCAAATCCAATTACTGTTAATGTACACCCTATAAAAAATAGTAATATTCCATCTGCAATTGTCATCATTTGTTCACCTCAAGTTTTCTTATCTTCATAATCATTCTAGTAACTCTTTTATCATAGTCAGCAGTTGTAGAAAATTTATCAAGTGTCTTTATTAAGACCAAACTATCTAATTGTTTATTTTGTTTAAGCATATTTGCTCTGATTTCTCTAAATTCTTTATAAGCAGGATGTTCATTTAATAATCTAATATATTCTTTTACACTATCACACTTACTAGCAAATACTTTAACACCCCAACCAGGCCATTTCTTAATACCTAAAGGCATAAGGTGTGGCACTTCTTTGGTCCAAGTTCTTATCCCGAATAAATTATTACCTTCTGTTCCAAATCTACTAGTTCCCCAACCAGACTCTAATGCAGCCTGACCTATAATCATTTCATATGGAACTCTTTTAGTTTTAGGTAATGAAAAATTTATATAATTTATACATTTGTGCATAGCACGTACAAATTGAATATCGTTATTGTATGTAAATTCAGGTTCTCGTAGGTCCATATCTTTTATCTTCTGCATATAAAACTGATCCAGTTTTAAATTGACGTTCTTCACAGCAGTTTGATTGGGATAAAAAGTACCCCACGTAAAAGCAACTCCACACATAATACATAGAATAGCAAATACTTTGGTCAAAAACCAGGTTCTATCTAATACTTTTTGCCACTTCATTGTTAGTTTAAATTTGGCCATTTTTAATTACCTTTTTTAAATCCTTTACAGTTTTCTTTTTGTCTATCATAACATCATACCATTTAAACCTTACTAGGTGTTCGTTAGAAGGACCTATAAGGGGGATGTCGTATTGTCTTTGAAAGGAAAGAAGACCTGCAAGGTACAACGGTACAAGCAAGTTAATGTTTCCATCCGTATGGTCTTTAGGTACAATCGGCGTCTTATAGAAGCCTTTACCTTTAACCAATAGTTTCAATATGTCTTTAGATTTTTTATCAAGTTTTTTCATTATATACCTCTCTTTACATAATATTCATATCCGTTATGTTCAAACTTCTTTTGAACAAACAAAAGTTTATTATTATCCAAATGTGCTCTATAGCCTTTGAATATCTTTTTACTAGTTCTGCCTGGAAAATTATTGAAAATGTCTTTTTGTAAATGACCTGTATAATATAATTCCCACTTATTATTATTGTTTCTTAAAACATTATCAATGATTTCAATACCTTTTTTAATTTGTATTTTTAACCATTCGTCAATGTGGTTTTTTTCATCTTTATTTTTCATAATATAAACTTCTTTTGTTATAGTCGTAAACCTACGTAGTTTACTTTTGGTTCAAACGACCAAAACAAATCGTTATGGTTTCCTGTATCTCCTAAATTTTGCATTTGATATAAATGTACCATTTCGTGTACTAAAGTATCTAAAAAATCCTTCTTTTCAGGATAGTCAGGTAACATCTCTAATCTAAAAAGTCTTGTTCCTTTTCTTTTCCATTCCAAGGTCACTACTTGTCCTATACATTTTTCTCTTGCTAAATCTTTTATTTCTACCTGTCCGAATGGAGATAGTTTACCTTCAAATACGGTGTCATTAAATTGTTTAAACCAAATCCTAATATCTTTGTAGGTGGTCTTATATTTTCTTTTTAAAGAAAATTCTCTTTTAAGTTTTTTCTTTAACTTAATTGCCTTCTTTTTTCTAGTTTTTTTAGTTACTGTTTTCGCCATTTAAAATTTCCTTTTTGTATTTTTCGTCAAGTTTTAATCTTAAATCACTCGCAACACCTTCTAATATTTGTGGAAGGTATGCCTGCAAAATATATACTGAATCAATAGCAAACTTATGTACAAGTTTTTCTATCTCTTGCTCCATTATATATGACGTATCAATATTTGTGCCTTTAATTTTTTCAGATATAACGTGTCCAATAACTGCGGTGTTATAGTCGTCAGCCTTGACAGCATTAAATATTGCCCAAGACCAAGTATAAATGAATACTAGAAATAATATTAAAAATGATTTACGCATTAGCGGCCTCATCAATAACTTCATCTATATTAAATTCGTCAATACCTACTAGACCTAAATTTACATCTAACTTCATAATTTCAGTTTTAGCAACTTCTTTATTGATTAATCCTTTTGTCAATTTAACAAGGACAGTATCAACTGCTTTTTCGGCTGTATCTTCAGCCCATTGTTTTACTTTACCCATAATATATATCTCTCCTTATAATTATTTGATTTCATAGTACTAATATATCAGATATTGCACTATAAATCAAGCAAAAAATGGAGTAAATAATTGTGTAAAATCAAAGGGTTATAGGGTGCGACAATCTGTCAAGTAGAATGTTCTACTTTTGTTCTACACCCTATAGTTGAAATATTATAGAATCACTCTACAATATTTATATTAGGATGTTTTGTAATCTGCATTCCATCCAAATGCTTCTTTAACCACAGCGTCTGTTAACCCTTTATATACGAGATTCAGTTCTTTTTCTTTAACTGAAATCATAAGTTTAGCGTCATTAGCGTGTAATCCTTCAAGCAATTGAATAAACATCATTTCTTTCTTCGTTCTGGAAGTTTTCTTATCTGCTCCCTCTACAAAGTGCCATAATCTTTTGGCTTCTGTAAATAGGGACGTGTGTTCTGTACCTGCTGGTGCGTCATTTTCTCTATATGGTGGCGTACCTTCTGGTAAATCCCACTTGATACTAGGATCAAAAGCACCTTTTAAAATTTGTCTTAAAGGTACTGAATCGTTCTTTTTCAGAGCCTCAATTTTTTGGGATTTGTCTTTTGCGTTGTTTACTTTTAGTAAGATTTCGTGTAGTAGTGGAGCACCTGATCCTGATGTGTCCATACCTGCGTTTAATTGTGCGGATGTCATTGGCATATTTGCCTCCTCATTTTGTTATGTGTAAAGGGGTAAGTCTCCCTACCCCTATACCTCTATTTATACTCAATGAGTATTAGGCAGTTTTATATGCGTACGGAGTACCATATAATTTTTTGATCCCAGCAGCGATTATCGCTTTTGTAGGTTCACCTATTCTATAAGATGTTCCTTTTGCTGATTTGTTAACATAGATCATATTACCTTCTGATCTCAATGTGTCAACTAGTGCTCTTGGAGACACTAGATCAAATCTGCTTCTTAAAGTCTTCCAAGTAACAGATTCGCCTTTGTTTAAAAGATTTAAAACTTTAACTCTTTTTGATAAAGTTTTTCTACCTCTAGTAGATTTTCTTTTAGATTTTGATACAACTCTTAATGAGTCGTTTTTAAATAAAAATTTAAACATTGTTTAAATCTCCTTTTCTATTGTGGCATTATAATTAGAATTGCTAACTTTGCCAGTACTAGCAATTATCCCAAAGTGCTTTATGGAATTCTGTAATTTTAAATTAGATAACAATATGTGTCTGTCGTGGGATTTGTTGGAACTCACCCACAATCTTCCAGGAAGAGTCCATCTATTGCAAGATAGGTCCCTACTCAAAACTGCCCAAGGTGTCTTCAGGCATTCGCCCATAACCCTCCTTGTCCATGCGTTTAGTCCTCTTAAACTATGTTCAGCCAGACAGATTAATATATTTGCAATTATATAAATGTTACGCATATTGTTATCTAATTTAAAATTTGTTATAGTCAATGGTAATGGCATATACGTCCTTACCTTCTCCTTGTTTACATTTGACCGCCCTATCTACACGTTGTTGTAATGGGTGTTTCATATGTACTGCCCTAAGCAACATAGACTTAAGCGCCTCTAGTGACAACTTATAGTCACTTAAAAATTCTTTTGTTGTTATGTTAATGTTTTCTTCTCTTAATCTTAATAACATCTGTTCAGTTAATTGTTCTGTAATGGCCTGTACGTAAACCTGATTGTGTTGTCTTCTCAACATATCTTGTTTTTTAGCGTCTAATTTTTGTTGTGCCCAATTAGGTCTTCGTAAAGGTATTTTAGGAAATAATATTACATTATCGGGTATTTTAGATTCTAACCCAAAATCAAATTCTAATTGTCCATCATCACTCATATTATATTTTTTCACCTTTGTAATTTACTAACTTCTTATCGGCAAAATACTCTATTAATTCGTTATAGCCGCCGATATGTTTATCTTCTATAACAATTTGAGGCATAGTTCGTACTTGTTTACCTATTGCCTCAAATAACTGTTCAGGTGTAGTAAAATCTTTCCCAAACATATGTTCTTCGTATTCAAAGCCTAACGTTTTCATCAAGTGTTTTGATTTTGTACAATAAGTACAATTAGGCTTTGAGTATATTTGGATTTTACTGCTCATTAGCAATTATCTCTACTTCATCATACGATTTTTCAGCAAGTTCTTTTAACTTGTAAGCGTCAACTATTTCTTCTAAAGAATAATTGTACATCTTGTTGTATGGTCCCATAGGCAATCTTAATCCTATCCAAGCACGGTAGTAACCATTTTTCGTTAAAGTTACCTCTTGCTTAAATACTTCATAACCACGTACTGGTGTATTCTTAATAATGTTTACTATAGTTGTTTCAACATCTGTTACAACAGTTTTGGTTTGAGATTTACCTAACTCGGTAGTAAAAATCTTTGCCTTCTTATTCATCTCCCCTTTTATCTTATCAGCAACTTCAGCCTTAGCGATCATTGTCGCCTTGTCAATTGCCAATTCTAGGTCAGGTGATGTAGAAGTTCCGACACCGAAGACACATTTTTTGTCTTTCTTTTTGCCGAACATTTTAGTACCACATTCTTTATTCTCGGAATAGTCTTTCATATACCAAGAAGGAACTTTTAGTACCTGATTCTTGCTTTCTTTTTTGATTTTATAAGTATTGCTTGAACAATTTGCAAGCGTGACACTTAATAAACCAATTATTATATATTTGAGTACTTTACTCATTTTTCACTTTCTCCTTCGCTTTATTAAACACATTATACACTAATTCCTTAGTTTTGTCAACAGCCTGTGTTTTCTCAACTGTTGATACAAATGGATCCCAAGTAAAAGCTATGATTATCCATAGTACTACTAGGGTTATTATACCTTTTATCATTATTTTTTTACCTCCCAGTTTCCATTTTTGTCTAAACATACTTTACCAGGTTTATGGTATGCGTGTTTAGGTCGTTCATAATGCCTACAATAGGCAGGTGTATTCATATCACCATAATAAAACATAGCGAATAACTCCCAATAACTTGGTCCATCATACGCCTTTCTACCATCGGCACATTCAACAACTTCTTCTTTGATGATTTCACCATCAACTTCTGTAATTTTTACTTTTATGAAACAATACTGGTCTTTTAAAGGTTGTATTTTATCATAAGTGACTTCATTGTTTCCATTTTCTAATATGTTTATTTTTTTAATTGTGTTTTCAAATGAATCTTCAGCGTATAATATATTACATATTAATAATAGTGCTATAATTGTAAATGTAAACATAACAATTCTTTTAAAATTATTATTCATCATACTGCCTCCGCTCTAGCTTTTAATATATGATTTTCCCAATCATAATTCCAATGTGGATTGTTATCTATAGGACAAGGTATCATTCCGTCTTTTGCTGAAATGATTGCAAGTCTTTCAAATGCACCTTCACCGTTTATACTATCCAACAACTTATTTTGGTGGCATAGATATAGATGAACATTCCAATTGAAGTCTGATTTTTCAATCTTCCCAGAGCCGTTAAGACCTTTCATTAGGTCATAATACATTTTAGTATCTGGATTACCATCCCATTTAGGACAATCTTCATATTTCAAACATTGTTTATCTACTAAAGGTATTGGTGTTGCATTTTGCAATAGTTTATCAAAAAAGTTATCCATTGCTTTTAATTCTATTTGTTTTGCTTTCGTATCGTTACCACCACATTGTGATACACAAATTAATAACAGTACAAAAATTATAATATTTTTAATCATTTATCATCATCCACCTTCCATCGGGCATTTTACAAACTTCGTGTAATTGTATTTGTCTATATGGATTTCCATATAATATTGAATCAAAAAATCTTGTATTATCTAAATTCTGATTATGTGTAACTTCAACCATTGAACATTTAATAGGTCCCTTTAAATAGAAACCTGTAGTTTTAATTATACCATTACTATTTGTTTTAGGATTCATCCACGTTGTAAAACCTGGACTATTAGGTGCATTGTCTAAATGATCCACAAATGCTCTTGTCATTAATTGATCATCCGTTTCACTATTCATCATATCGGCACCTTTAAATGAACCTACAACAGCACAAGTCGCCACAACTGCAGGATTGTCACTTATATACTGCCAACACGCTGTACCAGCAACAGCTGCGGTGGTGCTAGCACCTATATAAGACTGCTTACTGGCACAATTTGTAAGTAACAACAAACAACTAATTAATAGTAATTTCTTTAACATCTTCAGCTTTTTGTTTCTTTAATTCTTCTTTTTCTTTTTTTCTACGTCTTTCATCTTTTTCTTTTTGTAATTCTGTCATATCTTCAACTCTTTTAGACTCATTATATTGAGTAAATGTCTTATTGAATACTGTCTTATAGAATGCGTCAATAGGTACAGGTGACGAATAAGCAAGTATTAGATTATCAAAATTTACTTGTAAATGTCTGTACACTTTTGGATTTGTTATTTTTGCGTCCCTATGAGATTTTAATAACTTTAATCTGTTTTTAAAACAGTTCTCATAAGGTGGTTTTGTTGTTGATTTTGCAATGTCTTTTTGTTTTGCAATCTTAAATTCTTCAAATATTTCTTCTTTAGTTACCATAGTATCGTCCTTCTCACTTATTTTCATTGTATGTAATATATTCTATCATAATATAACAGATTTGTCAAGCTCTCTAAAAACGTTGATTTTTCAACCTTTTTGATAGGGTGTCTTATCTGCACCAACGATTTTACACGTTGATTGTATATCTTCTATTAAATGGTTAATCTCAGCATCCCGACCAGGCGTTTTAGTGTTGTTATACTTTAAATTATACAACTTATCCGCCTGGGCTTTGATACTATCAATCTTTTTACAGAAATCACTAATCCTGTGTAACATTAGTTACCTTGTGAAATAGGTCTATAATAGATTGTTTTGTGTTTGCTAATTGCACTTTGCCATCAGCCCACGATTTCTTTTGAAACTCAATTGTTTTGTTTTTTTCAGTTTCAAACCAGTTCAATACTGGATTTGCGTTAGCACTAACTGTTAAACAGATTAATACTAATATTGACATTAAAGTTTTCATTTTCCTCCATTAATGTATTTGTGGTTTAGTAAACGGTTCAATTCTGTCCTTCGACTCATAGACGTTGTCCATAATTGAATCGTATTGGTGTTTAGGCATTGCCGATTTCATAATCTTCAACGTTTGTCCTAAAATTGTCATTAGTACCATAACAGGTTCATATCTATCCATTTGTTTCATATTCCACTCGTGGAAATTATCAACTACTGTTTGTTGTGGGTCTAAAATTTCTGTATTTTTTTCAAGTCCTTGTAATATTTTTTCACCTGTCTCCTGTAATTCTAAAATATTGATATCTCTTTTTGCTAAATATTCTTGTAATTGATTTAAGTAATCTTTAGCAGATTCAGTTTTACCTTCATCCATTGTATCTTTAATCATATTAATTACATCTGGTAAAGTCTCCATACCATTAATGTATAATTCTGGTGCTTCTGTTTTCATATCAATGTCTTTCATATTTCCTCAATTCTTCAATACTTTGATTTGTATTATAGATACTCTCATCTATATCATTAATTCTTGCTTGAGAATTGGTAATCTTTTTTTCTTCTTCCAACTCTTTAACTTCTTTTTGTAATTCTTTTATTTTTTCACTCATATGATATCCATTTAACTGTACCTTTCAAATATCCCAATTCGTGTGTATGGTCTACTGGAACAAGGTGGTCTGGATCTTTAAACATACTATTTGCGTCACCAGATTTAAAATCTTTCTTATGTGATATTGTAACGTGTGCTGGGCCTGGATTAAATCTTTTTAATTTTATTGATGGAAATCTAGTTAAGTTCATTTCGTCAACCCACAATGCTTCTATATTTTTATTTGATCTTATCTCACTAATATAAGCGTCAACATCCTCATTAACCAATCCGTTTAACTGTTCATAAGTTTTATCATCTGGTTTATATGCAAGTGTAATATGGTCTCCTTTTACATCTTCCATCGTGGAATATTTCCTCACAGCATCACAGCTCTCTTTATTCAATACAACTGCAAAATATCCGTTTCTCATTGTTTCCTCATATTTCCGTGGAATAATCCTCTCATAGCCGCCTCCTGGGACGGTTTAAGAGCTGTCTGTGTATGATTGTATCCCCCTAATTTCACTATTTTCCTAACTTACTTTCATTTTCTAAATTTAAATGAATGTCAAAATCTGACTCTATTTTTTTATACTTCGCAAGCAATTCTCTAATTTTACCTCTAGTAAAAATCTTCCTTGGGTCATCATCTATTGAATTGTCAACAGTAAGCATTTTATGTAATAGTTCTAGTTCTTCTATAAATTTTAATATTTCAATCATTATAATATTGCCTTAATTGGTTTGTGTTCATCAACAATTTTTTTTAAATCGTCTAAAGGTTTAATTTCTTTTTCTTTAGCAACACAATCTCCCTTTTCGTTGATTATGTCATCTTCTAAAGCATAGGTATCTAATTCTACAAAACCATCTTCTTTAGCAAATTCATCATCTTCATAACAAACTTTAGCAACATATTCAGTATCACCTGAATCTGTATAGTTGGCGTCTACCATATAGGTTTCAACACCTTGATTTTCATCTGTTAAATCTCTACCAATGTTTGAATGGTTTATTCCACCACCGTCCATAAATTTATTATCAGCGTCATCTTTATTTTTTGCCAATACTTCTTGTTCTACACATAAGGTGTAGTAAGTTTTCTTTCTGTATAGGTTCTTTCCTAAATCCTCTTTAAAAGGATGTATGTTTGTATCTAAACTCATATTATATTACTCTCCATTTCTCTAATTGTTTTTCGGTAAAATTACCGTATTGTGATACTCTTTTTATAGTATCTTCTTTCTCTTTTTTTTCAGCAGCAATTTGTTCTTCTTGTTCTTTGAACATAGCGTCATTTTCTGCTTCAATTTCTTCTGTAGTCATTAAATGATATTGCATAAATCTAGGTCTTACTCCATTGATAGATTTGTATAAATCCCAATGTGTAGATTCAGCCATATAATGTTTAAATTCTTTTAGGGTGTAAATTTTGTAATTTGCCCAATGTTTTGGGTCTTCTGTAATCATTGAAGACCATCTATGTTTTGGGTCTTCATCAACCCACTTTTGGGATTTGATGTTCATCTGTTTAAGATGTTCTAATAATTCTTTGGAAACTTGTTTTTTCATAGTGTTTTTTATCATTTATACGTATATAATACACTAAAAACATAAGAAAGTCAAGCACAAAAAGCGTTGATTTTACTAGGTTTTTAGGAATAATTATAAGAACAAAATGAGAACATCTATGATTCTGACCCATATTTTGTGATATAATACGAGTCAACTATGTCTGTAACTGGATTGTTGAGTTTTGTCTGATCAAATTCTTTCATTAAATCAATATTAGTATCTTTTACAAACTGCTCATACATTTTAAGTTTGTCTGCATTACCTTTGCCTGTAGCGTTCTTTTTAATTCTACCTGGCACTATCATATCAAATCGTTTATTGAGTTTGTATAGTTTATGTTTGAGAGCACCCATATTCTCTGCTAGGTTGAATACAAGTCCTTTACTTCCAAATGAGTAACCTTCTATAAAAATATTACCAATAGCAGTATCAATAATAGAAAGCGCCCAATCTGAAATTTGGTCGTGTCGTTGTGTCTGGGAGGTATAGGGTAAATGTAGTCTGCCATTTATCTGTCCATTATAAAAATTACCTTCATATTTTTTCACATTTGTTAAATAATATATCTTACAGTTTTTAAACTTAAATTGTCCTTTACAAATACAAATTGCAGGACTACTTAAACTATAATCAATTCCAACTATCTTGGTCTTCGTCTTCATCATCAAATATCGCATCCTCATCTTCTGTTATTGTGGCGTCAGCACCACAAAAAGGACAATGTTCTGGTTCAGCTTCTTCTTCAATCTTCCATTTTACCCAATAAGATACATCACAATTGCTACAGCTGATTTGTATTTTTTTTGATTCGTCTTCTGGCATTATTTTTTATTTATACTATAAAAACTATATTTTACGGTTAATTCCTCACCACCAGTTATATCTTTTATTGTTTTTAAATAATACTTATGGCCTTCTTTCACTTTAGTACAGTTAGGGTCTTCACTATGATTAATAAAACCACCTAATGGTGTTCTTATGATTTCATCTGGAAATTGGTTGTGTTGCCCTTGGTTAAAAATTATATGAGATACTCCTAAATTTGTATCTTTCTTTAGAAACATCAAAGTAAATAAACCTTGTCCTTCTATTTCACTCTTTTCTATTCTTAAACTTGCTGGTAATGGTTCGTATGATGGCATTATAGTTTAAACTTTTTAAATTGATCCTTTATAACATCTTGTTTAACACCACCAATTACATAACTTTCTATTTCAGTTTCTTGTGGTGCGTTTTGTTGTGATCTACTATTCAACCAATGTGTCGTCCAAGGTAATGGATTATTTGCTGATGATTGCTCATACTTTTGTTCTAATCCTATTGCTCTCATTCTTCTATTTGCTATATATTCAACATATTGGTGTAATAATTTTTCTGATAATCCAATCATACTGCCTTGTGAAAACAAATGGGTCGCCCAACGTTTTTCTTCTTGTACAGCTTCATCATAAATTTTATAAACTTCTTTTTCTGTATCTTTAATTATTTTTAACATCACTTTATCGTTCTCTTTGTTTTTATATAAGTTAAGAATTTGTTGTGACATTGCAAGGTGTTGACTCTCATCTCTAGCAATCATTGAAATAATTTTTGCTGAACCTTCTAATAATTTAAGTTCTCCAAATGCAAATGAGCAAGCAAATGAAACATAAAATCTTATTCCTTCTAATACATTTACAGTTATCATTGCTAAATATAATGCTTTCTTTAAATCATATTCATTAACTGATTTAGGATTTAATTGATACTTATAACCTAAATGAATCAAATGGTCATATGCTTCTGTAACTGACTTTGATCTTTTCTCTATCTTTTCATCTTCTATTATAGTATCAAAAACTTCACTAGGATTTGAATATAAATTTTTGATAATATATGTGTAACTTCTACTATGGATTGTTTCAAAGAAATCCCAAGCAACTATACAACCTTCTAGTTCTGGTAAAGAAACAAAAGGTAAGAATGCTAAACAAGGTCCTCTACCTTGTACACTATCTAACATTGTTTGATATTTTAAATTACTTGTAAATATAAACTTTTGTGCTTCAGATAATTCATTATAATCGTTTCTATCTTTTTGTAAAGATACTTCTTCTGGTCTCCAAAAGAACCCTAATTGTTGTTGTGCCAATCTATCAAAGACAGGATATTTAAACGTATCATATCTTTGTACTGCTAAATCAGGACCAAAAAACATTTGTTGTTTTGTAGCGTCTAGTTTTTTACTTTTATTAAATACACTTTTCATTATTGTACTATTTCATCTCCTGTTTTAACATTTGGTCTTGGTTTCTCACAAACCGAACAATCACATTTCTTACACTTGCAATTCATACAAGTTTCGGGACAATGAGCTTCACATTTACAGTTCTTACATTTTTCCATTTAAATACTTTCTCTATTATCGTAATACTTTTTAAATCCCATATCTTCAAAGTAAAATGCTATATCTTCAGCTGGTACTTGGTCTGATACTATACAATCATATAGACTTTCATATGAATGTGGATGTGGCCAAGAGTCACATACAACCTTATTTATTTTTTTGTTTTTTCTTTTCATTTAAATTGTACACGTATCACAGTTTTCTGGATCGTCTTCCTCTTTTACTTCTTGTTTATCATCTAACACATTGTCATGGAACCCAATAGGATGTGCTGGTTCATCTTCATCTCTCTTACTATCATAAGTGTTTTGATAATAAGAAGTCTTCCAACCTAATTTATAGGTTGTCAATAAATCTTCGGCCATTTTTGATATTGGCACTTGACCTTCTGTATAATGTTCAGGATTGTATGACCAATTACCACTAATTGCTTGGTCAAAATATTTTTGCATTACTGCAACGATATTTATGTATCCTTCATTCCCTTTCATATCCCAAAGAAGGGTATAAAAGTTTTTTAATTTATTATATTCAGGTACAATCTGTTTTAATGGTCCCTTTTTAGATTTCTTAACAGACAAATAATCTCTAGGTGGTTCAATACCATTTGTAGCATTTGAAACAACACTAGACGACTCACTTGGCATTTGTGCTGATAATGTACTATGTCTTAATCCGTGTTCTTTAATTTGTTTTCTTAACCATTCCCAATCATATGTTAAATCTCGTTTAACTATATCATCAACATCTTTCTTATATGTATCAATAGGTAATATACCATCAGCATATTTTGTTTGTTTAAATGCTGAGCAAGGTCCTTTTTCTTTTGCAAGTTTAACACTAGCACTTAATAAGAAATATTGGAATGCTTCTGATAATTTATCAACTTCTCTCCAAGCTAATTTCTGGTCATATTTGTATCCTTTTTTAGCAAGATAATGAGCAAGTCCAATATAACCAACACCTAAACTTCTTCTCGCTTTTGTAGAAACTTCAGCTGCATTAATTGGATATTTTTGGTGATCTATAATTTCATCTAAAGCCCTAACTGCTAAATCACACAATGATTGTAAGTCATCATATTGGTTTATTTTACCCACATTGATGGCAGATAAAATACATAAAGCAATTTCACCTTCTCCATCAATGTGTTGTATTGGAGTGGTTGGTAAAGTAATTTCTTGGCATAGGTTACTCATAGTCACCTTATCTTTAAAAGAGGAGTGAGTATTACAATGGTCAATATTCATTATGTATATACGACCTGTTTCTGCTCTTTCTTTTAAAATATCAAAAAATAAAGTTTGTGCTGATACTTTCTTTTTATTAACACTTATTTTTCTTTCTGCCTTTACATAAAGTTCATCAAACTCTGGTGTACCCCACGCTTCATATAATTCAGGAACTTCGTGTGGTGAGAATAATGTTATTTCTTCTTCATTAATAAATCTTTCATAAAATAATTTAGATAGTTGTATAGAGTAGTCTAATTTTCTAACTCTATTATCTTCACTACCTTTATTATTTTTTAAGACTATAATGTCTGCTATTTCTTGGTGCCAGATAGGGAAGTGTACAGTTGCTGAACCGCCTCTAACTCCATTTTGAGTGCAACACTTAACCGTAGCTTCAAACTTTTTAAGAAAAGGTATAACTCCAGTATGTTGGACCTCTCCCCCTCGGATCCTGCTATTGATACCTCGTATTCTTCCAGCATTGATTCCGATTCCAGCTCTTTGTGCGATATACCTTCCAATGGCCATATCGCCAGAGAAAATAGAAGGTAAGGTATCATCAATATCAACCAATACACAACTCGCATACTGCCGAAGAGGAGTACGAACACCAGCCATAACAGGCGTAGGTATATTGATTTTGAATTGACTAATTGCGTCATAATATTTTTTAACATATGACATTCTCCTTTCTGTTGGATATTTTGCAAAGAGAGTAGCAGCAATCATCATATACATAAACTGCGGTGTTTCATATATTGTATTAATGCTCCTATCTTGTACTAAATATTTGTCTATAACTTGTCTTAAACCTGCATAGGTAAAATCATAATCTCTATTATGATTAATCCAGTTCTCCATTCTATCAAAATCTTTTCTTTGATAATGTGTAGTTACTTCTTTATCATATAAACCTGAATCTACAACTTTTTTTACGTGGTCATAAAAGTGTGGATGGTCCCATAATTTGTGTATAACTTGTTTTCTTAAACTGTAAAGTAGTAATCTGGATGCTACATAAGTGTAGTTAGGAGTTTCTAATGAAATTAAATCTGCAGCTGATTTTATTAAAATTTGTTGTATTTCGTTGGTAGATATTCCATCATAAAATTGTAAGCCACTATTCATTTCTACCTGTGAAGCTGATACACCTGTTATATCTTCACAAGCATACTCCACCATTTCGTGTATCTTATCAATGTTAAGGGGTTCGCTTTTTCTTCCATTTCTTTTATTGACATTAATAGACTCGTATCCTGTGCTTACCATATTACTCCTTAACTTATGCGTTTGTATGAATTTAGTTGTGTGATTGCTGATAAACCTGAATAGGTATTATCTGATATAATATTTTGTATTTCTTCTTTTGTCTTGCCGTTCACTATCATTTCGTTAATATCTTTTTCCTTTGTACCTTCTGGCCATATTACTATCATATAAGTCTTATCAATCATTTTATACATTCTATCTATTATCTCTTTATTTCTCGGCTCATTATCAAATATAAAAACAACATCCTTTTTTTCAACAGGTAGTTGTAAGTCAGCCCCACCAGCAGCAAGACAATTATCTAAAAATAAACTATCTAACGGACCTTCAACTATGTATAAAGTATTATGAAGATTTACTCGTTCAAGTCCAAATATTTTTTGTTTGTTTTCCTGTAGTTTAATTGTTAGATATTTTGGCTGTTCTTTCCCAAATGATCGTCCTTGCAAAGCAAAGACTTCATTGTCAACATCATAAAATGGTATAATCAATCTCGGATGTTCGTATCTTGTAAGTGTATTTAGGGAGGTGAAAGTCCCTGGACGCACCTTATTTACAAAGGCTTGAAACTTGTCGCAATAATATAATCTATCAAAGTAATCCTTTGGTATTTTTCTTTTTAGCAAATATTTTTTTGCAGGATGTGTATCCTCCAAAGTACTAAAGGCTGTAAGGCCTTGTAGGGGTGTAGATTTTAATTTTGCTTTTGTGTCTGTTTTGAATTTATCAAATAGACTTTGTTCATTGGTAGGTTTACTACCCTTATATCTTTCTAAAATATATTCATCATATAGAGGTCTGTCAACTAATTTTATAAGATTAGCCAAATTGTGTGAAGCACTACAATTATGACATTTAAAAAACATATCATTTTTAACTCTATAAAGATATGCTCTTGCTTTTGTTTTAGATTTTTTAGAATCTCCGCAAACTGGACATCTAAAATTGAAAAGATAATCTCTTTTCTTTTTAAACTGTTGTAATCTCGGCTGTATTTTAGATATATAATTTAAATCAATGTAACCACTCATAACAAAAAGTATATACTATATATGTGAAAAAGTCAAGCAGTTTACCCTACTATCTTTAAGACACTTAATATAGATGGCATAGACAGTCCTATGATGATTGAGGCACCTATGATGATATATCTATATTTCTCAAACACGCCGATCCTACCGTCTAAATTTGACGCTAAAGTCTTAATTTCACACATTAAACGCTTTTCTGATAGTTCAACTTCTTGTCTTAAATTATCAACAGACTTATTCAATCTGCCGTGTATATCTTCAAATTTATTGTCACTTTCAACTCTACGATTTTCTAATAAATTGAATATCGCTTTATCTATTTCTTCTTGCTTTGCTAATTTTTCTTCGTGTACAGCCAACATAGATTTAATACTAGCAGAAATATCTGTTAGTTTATCTATTGCCTGATCAAGTTTTGAGTTAACAGTTGATACTTGTCCTACTTCATTTTTTAAGACTTGTAATTGTGTGTTTAATTTTTGAATATCACTATCCGCCATTTAAAAATTCCTATCTATCCATTTGTTAATAGACCAATTCATCCAAATTAATAAACCGAATATTATTAATAAATTTATAGTTCCGTAGTCCATAGTTAGTCCGTCTGTATTATTGTTATGTATGGGTATCCAGGAGGTATAATATCGCCAACATCTATATTCTGTGCTTCTGAATCTTGTAAAATTTGAATATCAGCTGTCTTGGAAGTTTCAACCTTAATATAAGCCCTATGATTGTCGTTATATCTATTTATGATTGTGTAATCACCAGAGGTTGAAGCTGTTGCGTTAAAGTCGTTATCTAACGTTGAAACTCTTCCTGTTGAAGTGGTACTTGTTGACACACCACCACTTGTTGTAGTTAAAGTTTGAGTTACATCTCCAGTAGTATAATTTAAAGTTTCACCACTAGCAGTTACCTGTGTTTCTGAACCACTATTGTCAACCCATTCTGTACCACAGGATTGATTTGCATTGTCCCAATAGTATCCATAATTTAAACAATCTTCCTCATCATAACTTGCTAATAATATTTCCAATTCTGCGTCTATATCATAGTCATCTTCATAAGAATATTCATCTTCCCAATTACTCTCATCATCTTCATTATTATAATCGTAACCTGTCCACCACCAATCGTATAATGCGTCCCAATATATGTCCCAATCGTCCCAACTCCAATTAGTTATATAAGTCTTCTTTAAGTCTTTCATCTTCCAAGGTTTAGGCTGGTCATCACACATTTTATAGTTTGGCCAACTTCCACACCAACCATATAGTTTACCAAATATCTTTTTAGATTCTTTAGTCCAACTATCATTGGTTACTTTTAAAGTCCAATCATCTTTGTACCAGTCATTTAGATAATCAACATAATCTTGGTTACACCAGTAATCATCATAGCCATTGTACTCACAATAGTTTTGTACTGTTAATGTCGGAGGACCACCTGCGTTTTTGTATTCATTATTATTATAATAGTCATCATCTAAAGCAAAATCTTCCCAAGTATATCCTTCAACAACAGTTGCTTCTGTTTCATCTTTTGTATCTTCAACAACATCTTGTTCATCTACATCAACATTCCAAGAAGTTAAACCATAGTCTTCTAATAGTTCATTATATTTGTCCGAATATTCGTCCCAATCTACAGCGTCCCAATCAATAGTATCCCAATCAATAGTATCCCAGGTACAATCTGAACAACCAATAGCGTCAAAGTATGCTTGGTCCATTTCAGCATACATTTTCTTTGCGTCATCCCAATCCATAGTTTTTTCACCTTCGGCATCCCAAACTGAAATCTGGTTGTCTTCATCTATATAACCCCAATCTTTTAAATCATCTTCCCATTCATCATAGTAAGATGTATCAACTTCATCTACTTCAACTAAAGTATTTTCTTCTACTGATTTTGTTTCAATCATTGTATCTGCTTCACTAGCAGATAAATCTGTAGCAACAATTGTATCACTATTTTCTACAATACTTGCCTCTTCATTTATTATCGCCTCTTCCATTTCCTGAGCTTCTTGTTCGTCTTTAGACAATTCAGATTTTTTATCTACATCACCAAAAGTTTTTGTTGATTCATCTTTTATATCTTCTTCAAATTCTTCTAACTCAATAATGTCTGATTTATTAGTTTCTATCTTTGGAGGAGTTGGTGTCAGGTCGTTTGACACAACTGTTACTGAATTGTATGCGTTAGTTATGGTTTGAGAACCTGCGTCATTAGAGACCGTTACAGACCCTATATCACCATCACTATCTGGTAGTAAGGTAATTGTAACCTCACCACTAGTGTCAACTGTTCCTGAAAAGGCAGTACCTTGTACTGTAACTGTAGCGAATCCAGCATTGATATTAACTTCACCACCTAAATTGGATACTTGACCTGATTCATATGTAAATGAACCTACATTAACTGATATGTTCATTGCAATTTCAATTGGTACAGAAGAAGTATCAAAAGCAAATTCATCAATAACTAATTCTGTATTTGGTCCCATTGTAAATTTAGTATCATCAACGTAAGATAAAATCATACCACCATCTTCTCCAGTTTGGAGAAAGTCGTTCATCTGCAACTCATAACCCATTGCTGTATTTTCAGTTTGACCATCACGCTCATTCCAAGTAGTACCCATTTGGCCTGATACAGTACCTACTTTAGGTCCTGTTATTTGTGCTGAGGAAAGACTAGTACATAAAAGTACCAAGATTGATACTAATAAAAATAACTTCTTCATTTTAACAACCGTTTGATACTGTAGCAGTTACGTCTGCTGTTTGATTATTTCTATTATATGAGTATGTACAATTATCTGAACCGTCTTGTGAAAAGTTTAATGTGTAATCGTAAATTGAATCACCTGTGATAGTTACCTTACCAGTATTACCACCACCCACTTGAGCAAAGTTTATTACTGAATCATCTGTATAAAGGAAAATTCTAGCAGTATTATTTCCACCTGCCATATGTAATCTTATTGTGTTATCATCACCATTTATTATTGTTCTTAACCAATTGCTATCACCTAATATCGTCATTGTATCTCCATATGGGTCGCTATCGGCACTAGTATAACTAGAATGAATATCTAAAAGATTATCATTACCTATAATATCGTGTAGTTGATAATTGCCTGTACCGTATGATGAAGTGTGTAGTGTATTGGAATTACCAATAATATAAATGTCGGCACTTGCGCCTTCACTACCTGAACTATCTGCAAATTGTCCGTGTGATGTTGTTTGTGGACCAATAGCCTTATTGGAGTTTGTATTAAATCCTACTGAATCTGCTGTGGTATAAATTTGTACATTATTTGAGTCGCCAGACATAAGAACATACCAGAAATGACCATCACCTCTACTACGCACCCAAAAAACATTTGAGTCACCTGTAATATCTAAATCAACATTAGTTTTCTGTACATCATCGGCCGTCCAAGTATCAAAATCTACATTGTTTGAATCACCTGTAATATCTATGTCATAATAATGACCATCAGCACCTGTATCATCAATATCTGGTCTCAATGTATTAGAATCACCAGTTGCTGTATAATCAAAAGTCATATCATCACCTTTAAAAGAGTTATGATTTGACCAATCAGTTTTATTATTGTCGCCTATTTGTTTAATGATGATGGTGATGTTCTCTCCATCTATTTTAAATGGATATGATGTGCTATAACCAACCGTGTTGCCTGTACCATCTTGTTTTATAAAGATAGAGTTGTTGCTGTTTTGGTTATCTTGCTGAATCCAAACTGAATTACCTGCCCAGCAATTACTGGTTAGGGTTACCAGAGTCACTAGAATCATTATCAGTTTTTTCATCTTGCTCCTCCTCGTCTGTATCTATTTGGTTCCATTCTTCTTCAGCAGCTTCTGTTTTTAATTTCTCGTCTGCTACTTCGTTTTCTTCTTTTAATTTCTTTTCTTCAAGGTATTCTTCGTAAGTCTTTTCCTCTTTTACCACTCCCATATCAACGTGTACACCTATTTCAGTATTATTTGTATAATCTATTACTTTTTTTTCAGTAATTTCTACAACTGGTATATCAAATTCCCATAAATCTTTTTTAGCACCTTCATTAATTAATTCTACTACACCTTTTTCAATTGCTTTTCTTACTGCATAAGTAACAGGTTCATTTCTAGCAACACCAGCTTCAACTTCTAATAACATTGTATCAGTATCTAAATATTTAAATATATCGCCACCAGTTTCACCTGAAATTATAGTTTTCTCAACAGTAATTGATACAACTACTTCACCAGTTTGTACATTAACTAGTCTTAATATAACAGTAACTACATCTTGTCGCCATTGTTTATGTGCTTGTATGCCTAAAATTCTAGCACCAACACCACCAGATTTAATATCTGAATCGTAACCTACTATACCACCTGTGATATATGCACCTGCAAATAATAATGGTGGTAAAGGTTCTGCACCTTCTCCATTAACTTGTTGTCTTGTAGACCTAATTAGTTTTCTTTCTTGTAATAGACTTGGGAGACTTGTTCTTTCTACTACTTTAAACCAATTACCATCACCTGCATCCTGTAATGCTTTAATTAATAACTGATATGATCCTTGAGTAACCGCTGTACTCATTGAGGCAAAGTTACCACCTGGTTTCTTTTGTCCTGTCATATCTAGGAAATCATAAACTGCAATCACTATTGGATCGCCTTTTGGTGATTTGATTTCAGTTAAATCTTTATATTGTACAGGTTGGGTTCGTACATCAAAATCAGGTCTTCCAGCACAACTAACTAACAACAATGTTAATAAAAATATTCCTATTGCTCTTAACATTATGAATTGTCCTCTTTAGGCATTGTAAATGTTGTTACGGTACCATCTGATTCTGTAACAGTTACGGTTACAGTATCATTATTACCTGTTGTTGTTGTTGCCCAAGTAACTACTTCACCACCAATTGGTGATGTAAATGTACCAGAGTCTTGTTGTAGACCATCTGTACCGAAAACATTATCTGTAAGCTGTTTAGCAAGTGCTGTATAGAATCTTGCCTCTACATTTGCTTTGAATTTTGCTATGGCTGTTGCCTTGGCGTCTGCTATTACTTTATCTGCTGCTGCTTTATTCGCAGCCTTAATTGCGTCTTTTCTTGTTTTCTCTATATTTTCAATTGTTAAATAATGTGATGACTTTCCTTGACCAGAAAACGATGGACTATCAAATTTAAATCCTAATTCACTAGCATTCGTCATAGAAAACATAGAAAACCACACTAAAATTGTTAGTATAATTCTCATATTTCTCCCCTTATGATACTATTATTTATATGATAAGTTGGCTAAATAAATAGATAATATGATAAAACTGCTAACTAATAAATGGTCTGTATGGATGATTGCTTTAATATTGATTATAATCTATATTTCTAATCCTGTATTGATACAAAAAACAAGACTTTCTGCTTTAGATAATTATCAAAATTTTGGGAATAACTACGAATCCAAAAGTCTAGTACTCCTGGATATTTCGGATGAAGCTTTAGTTAAATCTGGTCAATGGCCTTGGAAAAGAGATTTATTAGGTCGTACTATAATCAACGCATATAAAAATGGTGCAGCTCTAGTCTTCTTAAATGTAGTCTTTGTACATAAAGATAGATTAGGTGGTGATGAAATGTTTTTGAAGATGATTACCAAGTACCCTATCATATTAACTGAAACAAGTCAAGCAAAAAACCTAAAAAGTATAGAGAGAAAAGCACTTGCTGTAGGAAATGTAGAAGTGCCTATTGATATTGATGGTACTATTAGAAAATTACCGCTTGACAAATCCGTCCCAAGTGTTATACTGAAAGTCATTAAATTTCCAATACCTAACCAAGACGATATTTGGATTGATTTCAGACACCAGATACCTAGAATAGATTATACTGATAAAGATTGGTCATCTATGAAGGGTAAAATAGTTTTTATTGGAACAACCTTTAAAGGTTCTACTTTCGTTCTTACTCCAAACGGTTTAAAAAACACACACGAAATAATGGCATTGTCAACAGAAACTTTATTGTCTGGTAAGTTTATTACAAGACCTAATTGGTTGTATATAAGTGAAATAGGAATAACTATAATTGCTTTATTATTCCTTTTGATTATAATGCCTAGATTAGGATTACTATGGTCTGCATTATGTTTAGTAGGTTTCTATTTTGATATAGCACTTGCAAGTGGTTATCTATGGACTCAACATATGATAATGGTTGATTGGATAACTCCTATGATTATAGGAAGTATTATATGGTCTCATTTAATCTATAATAATTTTGCTAGAGAGAATAGATTAAAACTACAAATCAAAAAACAATTTGAGCATTACCTTGCACCTGGTATGGTTAAAAAATTACAAAAAGATCCTTCTCTATTAAAACTAGGTGGGGAAAGAAAAGAATTAACATTTTTATTTTCAGATATTAGAGGTTTTACTCCTATATCGGAAAGGTTTAAAGATAATCCTGAACAACTTACTCGTTATGTTAATAAGTTTCTAACTGCAATGACAAATATTATATTAAAAAATGAAGGGACAATAGACAAGTATATGGGTGATTGTATTATGGCATTTTGGAACGCACCATTAGATTGTAAAAATCATAGAGAGATGGCAGTTAAATCTGCTAAAGAGATGAAACAAAAACTAGCATTAATGAATAAAACTAAAGAGTTTGATCCACCTTTAAACATAGGTATAGGTATCAATACTGGTCAATGTCTTGTAGGTAATATGGGGTCTGAACAAAGGTTTGATTATTCAGTAATAGGAGACGCTGTTAATTTAGCAAGTAGATTGGAAAGTTCAAGTAAAACTTTAGGACAAGATATTGTTATATCTGAAAATACTAGAGAACCTTTATTTGAAAGATTTAATTTTAAATATATTGATGAGATTAAAGTAAAAGGTAAAGAAGAACCTATAAACGTCTATACTATTAAATTTTAGGTTCTATATCAAATCTGTTAGATTGCACACCATTATTAAAATGCAACACAGTATGAAGTTCACTTACTATTTCAACATTTTTAAAAACATTAGCCTTTTTAATTTTTTTATATAAACGAGCAAATGATCTTATATATTTTTCAGGACCTATACCGTGTATGTCAGCGTCACCACACATTGGTAATACTATCTGTACAAAATGGCCTGCTTGAGCCCATTTTACTGCTGAATAAGGCATAGATTCAAAGACACAACCTGTTGTATTACAACCTGCTACAATAACATTCTGAATATTATAACCTTGGACATCTGCTATAGAGTAGATATCTTCCATTGTTGTTTTGATTGGTGTAATATTCACAATGGAATGTGTATGTGTTCTTCTACTATCTTGTAAATGATCTAATATTGCGGCTATTCTAGTATTTGCTCTTCGGTGGTCTGATAGAATAAGTAAAGAAGTTGCTGGGTGCTCAAATAGTAATCTTTTTAGATAACTATACCTAATCTCATCAAGTAGATTGTCGGCTTGTGCTTCTGGAACGCCTTCAAACTCAATTAATAATAATAAAGTTTTATCTTTTTTAATTATATTTTTTTTCATTAGAATAAAAAACTGAATAGCCAAATAAGAGTGATACTTAAAGTAATTACTATACCGATAATACCTGCGTAGAAGTAAATCTTATCTAGCATTTGGATCAAAGCCAGTCATTTGTCCTATTATAAAATCTGCCATTGCTTTATGACCTTCTTTATTCGGATGATCATCTAATTCTGATACGGATCTTTGTCTTCTTTTTATTTCTACCCTATCTTTACCTATTATTTGATCGTGCATAGTAAATCCTTTTTTACCAGCTAACTGCCAATTAAATCCTCTATACTTATCTTGTAGGCCTGGCCAACCAATAAAATTCTTTATGTGAGGATCATATGACGTAATTCTACCAAGTATATGTTGTTCATCTCTATCTCTTTTTCCTGGATATTCCATTGTATCATTTTCATCTGTCTTGCCTAATAATCTGTCATTTTCAGTAGGTTGTAATCCGTTCAAATAACATTCAAATAAATCACCCATTTGGAAATGATAGTATGGTAGACTATATCTTTCACACATTATTTGAAAACTTAAATAGTGTCTTAAAGTTTTACTTACCCAATGTAATAAGTCGCCATCCTGATCTACTCTTTTGGAATGCCAACAATTATTCATCCAACCTGTTTCATAATCTTTTCTATGACATTGTGACCAACCAGCCATAACTAAACCTATGTCTTCTTTAGGTGTATTTGTAACTTCTTCTAATAGTGTGTGATATATGTATTGATTGCCTTGTCCGCCTCTAGCTAAATTAATTAACTTCAAACCAAAATGTTCGGCTACATATTCAGGCCATTTTGGATAATTAAAATCCCAAGTAGGATGACAATTAGACCAAAATTCTGCTTCGGTGCAACTATCACCACTTACTATCATTCTTTTCAAGTTCGTTCCCATAATATAATATTTATTTATTTTTTATCTTGTAACTTATTAATTAAATCAAAAGCTGTCTTAACTTTTTCCTCTAATACCTTAATTCTGTAATGAGATTGTGCTAGGTTAATAATTAGGATAATAAATGCCACAAAGATTGGCCATAATCTGGATATTGTCAATATTGTATCATTATCTATCATTGTAAATTATTCGTCCTTTTTATGTTTACCTAAAATTTCTATAATTTCCCAAGTACCATCTTCATAATGATGTACTTGAGCATCCACTAAATCACACATAAATGCTAAACTTTCTCCATCAATCTTGTAAGTAATACCATTTATTTCAACACTATCTGTTTCTTCTGATTTATTTCTCCAAGCCTTTTCAACTTCTCTTTTAGTCTTTAAGCAATCGGACATTGAGTTAGCACCTTTATGGTCTATCAATGAGCCATCTGCAAATACACAAACAGCAAATACTACTTCGGGTTTTGGTGCGTGTGAATGTTCATTGCCGTCTAATGGACATTGTTGATGACCATCATCTCCACAACCTGTGCAGTCTGCTTTAGCAGCTGAAAAACTAACACATAATAATACAGCAAGACAAATTATCACAGCCCATTTTTCCCATGGATTGTGAAATTTAATTGCGTCTTTAATTTTTTTAAACATATTATCTGATTGGTGGTACGTACATCACGCCACCATCCTTCCATAGTTTATTTAGTCCTCTTTCTAATGCAAGAGGTGTTTTTGGTCCTACGTTTCTTTCAAAAGATTCTCCGTAATTACCAACTTGTTTGATAATATTATAACCAAATTTCATACCAAGTCCTAACATAGGACCGATATAACCTTCTTCACCTAAAATTCTTAAAACTTCTTTGTTCTTACTATCTAACATTGAGTCAACATTTTCAGAAGTAATACCTGCCTCTTCAGCATTTATCATAATGAAATGTGTCCATCTTATTACATCTTCCCACTCTTGGTCGCCTTGTCTTACAAGTGGACCTAATGGTTCTTTAGATATAATTTCTGGTAAGACTACCCATTTACTAGGGTCTTCTGCACCTGCTCTTGCGGATGCTAAACCAGAAGCGTCTGTAGTAAATACATCACACTCGCCAGCAAATAGTTTTGCCTTTGCGTCTTTATTACCTTCAACATAAATTGGTTGATATTGCATATTATTTTCTGCAAAATAATCATTTAGATTTAATTCACTTGTAGTTTCTTTTGTAATACAAACAAACGCACCATCTAATTGTGTTGCACTTCTAATCTCTAAATGTGTTGGTACTAAAAATCCTTGACCATCATAATAATTAACACCTGCAAATTCAAACATTAAGTTCACATCTCTACTGATTGTCCAAGTTGTGTTTCTTGCAAGTACATCAATATTGCCAGACGCTAATGTTGGAAATCTTTGAGCAGCATTTAATCCTACAAATTCTACTTTACTTGAATCTCCAAATATGCCAGCGGATACTGCTTTACAGAAGTCAACATCTAAACCACTCCAGTTTCCTGCGTCATCCTGAGCAGAGAAACCAGGCAAGCCTGCATTAACTCCACATACAACATAACCTCGTTCTTTTACAGTTTGAAGTAAACCTACTTCTTGTTCTATTTTAATACTTTTATTTGTATTACAACCTACTAATAATAGAGTTGTAAATAATATCATTAATAATTTTTTCATATAATTAATCCTGTGTTAACACTTCTGTTTGTTTCTTCTTTTTCTTTTCAGTAAGTGACTTCGCTGTACCACCAAGTTTTAAACTACCTGATTGGTCTGGCATTTTATTTTTAATACTGACAATGTTACCGTCTGCGTCAATTTCTGCCATGGATGGACCACAAATTGCTCTACGACCATCTTTTTTCTTTTCTATGGCTCTTTTGTCTTTAAGACAATCCATTAATCCATCATATTTTATAAATTCGCTTGATGTATTTGTCACAACAAACATTGTTATTATAGTGACTAAAGTTGTTGCGTCCATATGTTATTCTCCTGTGTTATAGCCGTTCTTGGCTTCTCTTAATTTGTCCTTTAATTTTTCTATATCTTCTAAAGCTTTATCCATATCTGTCTGTAACCTTTCAATGTTAACCTTATTGTTCATCATTCCTTCAAGTTGCTTCTGTATAGATTCCACCTGGCCACTTAAAAATTCAATCAGCATAAATTGCTCTGAATCAGCAGGTGGAGAACCTAAATCTCCCCTTGGCCATTTAATCCTAAATTCGTTATTCTGTTCAATATCAGTTGTAAGCGCTTCCTCTGTCTGTATTAAATCTTTTTCTAATAGTGTTGTATTAGTTTCCAATTTGTTCAATCGCTCAATCACACCGAAGTAAGCCCACACTCCCATAGCTACTGCTCCAACAATAGCAATTAAGTTTTTCATTGGCATACTTACTGCCGATTCACTTGATATATTTAATCTACCCATATTATATTGTCCGTCTTTTTCAGCAAAAAGCTACTCCGCTTTTGGAGCGACATCTTTTTTCCTGGTTTACTTTGAGTCTCCCTCTTTCTTCTCGTCTTCTCCTTCGTAATACTCTTTATATTTATCTAGTAAATCATTTGTAATCTTCATTTGATTTCTAATTCTTGCGAAGTTTTTTGCTAATAATTCAAAGTCTTTGTCTGTTAATCCCCATAATACTGGGTCTATACCCTTTTCCTCTAGTTTTTTGAACACTTCCTCAGCGTTCTCACTAGTAATAATAATCCATTGTAATTGTTCTAATTGTAGTGGCGTAGGTTTATCTAAATTAAGTTGTGCTCTAGGCACCTCTTCTTTGAAGATACTTAATTTTTTAACACCCGAGCAACTAGTAAGGAACGTAATTAGGATTAGCGATACTAGGACATTCAGGATTAATTTCGGACTTCTTTGTAGCATTCTTTTCTTTTTCTGTTAATTCAGCACCACTTGCTATTTCCATACATCTATTAGCATTTTTAGAACCATTGTTTGTAATTCGTTCTATTGCTTTTGTTTTTGAAATTGCAAGCTTGCCTACATCTCTATTTTTTTTGTTAAATCTTTTATCTAAATCATCAAGGTCTTTTTTCAAAACACCTACTAACTCGTTCATCTTTTGATTTGCGACTAGTATTTCTTCAAAGTCCTTCTGTTGATTTTCTATGAGTTGTTGTTGTTCAGCGACTGCTGATTCTAATTTGATTTGATTTAGTTTCAAAATAGCATTATCACTTCTCAACTTCATCACATAGAAGCCACCGCCAGCAATGGCGGTAGCAACTATTCCTATAAAAAATAATCTAAGGCCAAACATTTTAGCCTTTTTTCCAAATTGCCCACAAGCCCCAAGCGATAGCAGCCCATGCAGCCATTTTAGCTATAGGTCCAGCAAACAATATTATTAGACCCATTGCAATTAAAGCACCGCCATGCCATGATGATACTTCTTTTACTCTATTTGTAATCCAACTTAACATATTTTTTATCTCCTTTTTAAAGTTTAATATTTCTTCTTCTATGACCATTCCAAGCGAGCCAACCACCTAATCTTAATGACCAGTACGCCAAGTAGTTCATAAAATAGAAGCCGTTTACCTCTATGTTTATATCTCTAAAGATTTGATCTGCTTTCTTTTGATCAACTAATAGAAGTGAACCTTTTTTAGCTGCAGGTTTTAAAGCAGCATACTTGTACATAAAATCGTGTACAAGACCACCAATTAGTAATACACCAACTGGTGAAAAAAACGATCTTAAAAATTTAGGAATACTTGCACCGTCAAATGTAAAACCTTCAGGTATCACATAATCTATACCGTGCATAGTATATCTAAAATCAGTTAAAAGTTTCCAATTTCTTGTGCTTAATAACCACATCACTATACCTCTAAAAAAACCTTTATCTTTTGTAGGCATAACAAGTGGTTGTAAGTGTGGTAACTTTTCATAAGAAAAATTTAAGCTCGTTGTTTTTCTTTTATCTAGTAAATTAATAACAAAACCTATAACAACAAATAATATTAATAATGACCACATCCAAAACTTCATTGCTAATGCGATTAATGTTTCTATCATATATGATTAGTCCTTTTTGTTTTCTTCTTTGTCTTCTTTATTAGGATTTTTAATTAAAATTTCTGAAATTACTTCGTCTTTAACTTCAGCTTTTTTAACTTTTTCCTTAGGCGCTACTGCGGCTTTTGCTTTGTAAGGAACGCCACCAGCGCCATATCTAATTTCTTCTGACATCTTTATCTCCCTTTTTGTTTTTCTTTTTGTTTGCAGTCAACATACTTGCTGACGGTTTAATTGTTCCCAACCCAGGTCCCTTTGCCGTTGCTGTTAAAGCAGGCATTGTAGTTGCGTATCTTCTGTTTGGAAAAAATTGACCAGATGAACCCATAGAGTTCATAGGTTTTAATGTATCTAAAGGACCTATTCCAAACCCTCTCATATAACTCTCTCCTCTTATTTCTTTAAATGTTTTCATACGTGTTTTGAAAGTAATTGAGAAGCAACCTGATTTCTAAATTTTTCAGATACAGTTGATGTGATTTGACTATCTACCACATATCTAAATGCAGCCATACCAAATTGTTCAGTATATGTACCTTGTTGTTTTTTAGATTTTATATTGTTTTTGATAGGTTCAATTTGAGTTAATTGTACCTCTTGGCTACTTTCAATCTTGTTAATTAAGTTTTCAACCTCTATCTTATTATAGTCTTCCTTTACTTTAAATCTACTGATTAATCTTGTTAAAGGATTCTCTTTCTTTTTCTTCTTTACGTGAACACCAGGCTCGTGTGATGGTGGCATTGCAACATTTGATCCATCGCCTACTGCATTTGTAGGAGCGTCTTCTGAAATTCTAAATTCTTTAAACGATTTCATTTACAATTTTATCCTCTCTATATTATCCTCGGATACTATAATCTGTTTTCTTGTATCTTCGTTTATAACATGGTAAAGATTAACTCCAAAATAATTCTCAAAAGGTTTTTGGTTTTCAGTTGTATAAACAACATCACCTACATCACCAGTTGTATCACCTTCTAAATCTTCCAATCTATCTGTCATTATATATTTACCTTCTGGTAAGAAATCAAATCCAACAGACTCTTTTACATCATCATCATATGCTATTAAATTATTCTCAACAAGATGTTTGTACAATGCTTTTTCTATTTCAATAGCATTTACATCTTTGTTTTCTTTTAATAATAAAGCCAAAGCAGCTGCATATGAAGCAAACTTTGATTTACCTCCAGGTAATAACCCTAGTAATCTTTTCAAATTAAAAACAAATCTATGAAGTATAGTATAAGAATCTTTCTCTTTAGCTATCTTCAGGTCTCTCATTCTTCGTAATATTTTTCCATTATCATCAATAATCCCATACTTATATGCGTCATGGCTCGTCCAAGGTGTAACCAACATTTTGATTACTCTATATGTTATTAATAAATCTATGGCTCGTCCCATTATAATTTCTCCAAACTTGACAACAAAGTTTTATGTACTTTTATGTTTGGCAACTCATCTATTGTAATTACATTTAAATATTGTAAGAAAGTTTTTAATACCGACCAATACTCTCTTTCAACTTTAAATAATAATAATGTAGCCGCTGCCTCATTACCAAATACATTTGTTAATACTATAATATGATTTAATACTAATCTAGTTTTCAGTTCGCCTGTGGTTTTATATTTACGAAATAGACGTTTAAGATATTTAAATCTTTTTACATCCTCATAAAACTCCTGTTCACTATCTAAATTAGGAACATTGTAGTTTTTTATAGCGTAAAATAACCAATTTTTCTTTGTTATCCTATCAAACATTAGCCAAGCTCTGCATAAACTTTAACAGCGCCGTTCTTTAATGTTTCGTAATTACCTTTTAGTTTTATACTATTACCTTTATGAGATATACCATCATCATTTAAATCAGAACCGTCAGTATCTTTTCCGAAACGGCCTCCAGCATAAACTAATGCACTTTCAAAGTTACCCTTTTTATCTTTAATTTCAATTTTATCTTTTACTGTCACACCAATTGTACTTAATTTTGCACTTAATTGATTAAGAGCAGCCTCAGGTTTGATGTATTCTCCATTAGCAATAGAGCCAACAAAAGCATTTACTTTATTCAAAATTGCAGGTTCATGGATGTTATGAACACCAATAGAACCATCTTCAACTGCGTTAGATGTGGCTGTGCCAACCATCTTACCATCTTCTTTTATATGTTGTTTAAATGTTTTCATTTTTCTCCTCTGTTTACTTCGTCCTTTAATTTCTTAAAAGTTTTACCACCCACAAGGTCTTCTTCAACCTCTTTCATATTACTTTCCTTCAACTTATCAACATCTTTAAACTGATCTACGTGTGGTGTGTTGTTAGCCAGTTCTTCTAAAAAATTGTTGATATCTTCTTTCATTTTTCTTGCTCTTTCTTTTCATTTAAAAGATGAGCCTCCTCTTTAGGTTTAATATCTAAAGATGACCCTTTATTCAATACATTAAGAGCGTCATCAAAAGGAGCTGGTGGACCGTTTTCAATTTCTTTTATCGGTGCTTGTGTTCCATCATCTCTTCCATGTTCAGCGTCAAGTTTAATTAGTTTCTCACATTGTTGTAAAGCTCCGTGTACAGCATTCATATTATTTTTCATCTGCGTCACTTCCTTTTCAATCACTTGTATTTTGCCGTTCATATCGCTCAGCGTTTTTTGTAATGTAAATCTTTCTTTCATTAACGTTTGTGTAGTTATACCCATAATATTCTCCTATAAAATTATGCAACAACGTAACCGTGTCCTGCGATTACATTCCAATTTGAATTTTTAAATAACAAAGTCACATTTTCACCTTCAGCGTTCAAAGTAACTGTAGAACCACCTCTTAAATTAGTTGGTGTAATTACTACGTTGTTTGTACCTGATGTTGAAGTGTTTATACAAGTTTTAATTTGTCCATCTGAACCATCTGCTAATGAGATAGCACCTGTTGCACTTGTAGCGTTGATTTCAGTTACAGCGCTTGTTATGTTAGCAACTTGTGATGAAGCGTCAGCAGTAATTGACTGTGAAGTCTGTGCTAAACCTAACCACGATGGTATATTGTTAAACACATTTTCTGCTGATATTTTTTTATTGATTGGTGTACCTGACGGATCGTCAACTACATGGAGCAAGTCAGCTGCTGCCAACGAGTCTCCCAAATCGGTCAATGCCGTTATCTTTTTGTCTGCCATTTATTCTCCTTTAAACCCTTTCGGGAATGCTACTCTAGGTAATTGCCTAGATCACTTTGTTAATATATTTATAAGGGCGGATTGACCGCCCCTAAATTGTTAATAATTATGTTCTACTACGCAGCTACTGTATGTGTAACTCTTATACCAGCAGCAATAGTTCTTTGCGAATTAATAGTACCTGAAGCAGTATCTTTGATTGTTGCTCCACCTGGTAATGTTACTGCGTCATGGAGAGCAGTTCCTAATGAAAGAACATTGCCAGTTGCAAGTGTTTGACTCGCTACTGTAAATCTCTTTCTGTTAGCTGTTGAACCAGTTGCAGTATAAACACAATCGTGTGTTCCACCGCCACCATTTACAACTTTCATTACTGGTGCTCCAGTAACTGTAACTGCTTCATCCCAAGTTACCTCTATTTGAACTGTTTGACTAGATGAACCAGCAGTTAAGTCTGTAGCTGCAGTAGTGCCTGCTACAAATCTTACATTTGTAATAGTTGCTTCCTGTAGTCCAGTCGTTGCTGATGTACCTGCAAGCCCTCGTATAGCGACCAAGACTTCTGGTTGTGCGTTGGCATTATCGTTACCAGACGCTTTCGTACCAGCTCTTTGTACCCAACCTGAATTGGTTGCGTAAACATCTTGCTTTTTATACTGGGAGTTCTCGTTAGTAGATAAATGTTTTGGTTTATTTGTAGCGGTATCCGCTCCTTTTGCCCATCCACTCATATCTTTTCTCCTTTTAAATTAATTAATTTATTCTGTTATATAACTAGTACTATTTATAAGGAATGAGATTAGTAACCCAACTTTTTCAGTTGAGAAATAGTCTTTGATGTACTAGTGTGGTGAATACCAACGCCGCCTGATCGTGTAAATTCTCTAACATTCTTCTCATAATCATCAATTAAGATTGCAGGTTGGCCTCTTTTAGCAAAGAGTTTCTTTTCTTTTCTTGTTACTAAATTGATTTTTGAACTACCAATACCTAAACGACTTCTTGCCCATTGAGTTTTGCCAGGTATACAATTTGGATCAAATGATCCTTCTACGTATGCTGATAATATATGTGGGTCAAACTTTGATATGTAAGTCCATAGTTGTCTTCCCCCAGCCATCCAAGGAAGAGTAGACCAAAAATTCTTATTAGCTTTAATAGGTGCCCACTTTTCTTTTGAAGATGGTATGTTCATCCATTTATTAATGGACATACCTGTAGTTCTTTGTGCGGCTGTTTTGAAATCTGCTAATACTCCGTCCATGTCACAGTAAATAATAGGCTTCATATTAGACTACTACTTCCTAGATTGGACGAGATGACGGTTCTACATCAATAACTGCAGCTTTTTTTCCTGTTGCAGTCTTTCCCTTTACTTTGTCACCTGTCTTAACTAACTTCTGTTCTTTACGTATATCTGAAAAAGACTTTTTATCTTTCTTACCAACAATTTTTTTATCAGAAGCAACATTGCTCATTAACTCAGCAGCTTTATTTACTGCTGTTTCGCCTGCGGCTGCACCAGCAGCTGCGGCTGCAGTTCTTCCTAAAGCCATTAATGGATTTTCTTTTACAACTGATTCATTAGCTCTCTTTAATGCGTTTGCAACATCTGGATGGTCTGATAAACCTTTTGCAAGTTTTTCAATTGCCTTAACAGCACCTGAATAATTACCTTGTTTGTATCTAGGATCATTCAATATGCCATACGCTTGTTTGATTTGTTGTGTTGTAAATTCTACAATAGTTTCTTCTTTAACTGGATGATGATCTTTACCACACGCCTTGCATGGAGATTTACCACATTTGCATTCACAGTCTTCTTTAATTTCTTTACCTTCACTTACGACTTTAGCAGCTGCGTCTGCAAGTGATCCTGGTTTGACATCAAAGTAAGTTTTATCTACTGTTAATTTAACTTTTGGTTCTTGTTTTTTTATTGTCGGCTGCTCGGTAGCAATTTTTGTAGAAACTTCTTCTAAGCTGCCAGACTTTGTTTCAAAGTATTTCTTATTCATTTTCTGTAATTTCCTTTTTCTTATTGGGTTTACCTGAACTATCTGTTTCAGGTTCGTTCTGAGCCGCCATTGCTCTCTGCTGTCTATCTGATCTCAACTTGTTTTTTAAATCTGCAAGTTTCAATTTCATATGATTGACATCAGCTTTATTAATTGCAATTTTAGGTTTATCAACTAGGGGTATATCTCTTCCCCTAACTTCCGTATCTTTAATACGTGTTGTCAGGTCTGCAATTTTCTTTTGTGTACCTGTCGCTTTTGCTTGTGCCATATCAGAAGCGTCTTCGGTAACTATTTCTCCACCATGTTTTTTACGGTATAATAAAACATCATTATACTTACCTGTGAATACTACCTTACCATCTTTTTTTACTTTGTAAGTTGTATTACTAGCTTCTTCAATTTCTTCTACTAGTTTTGATAAGTGTGGAATATTTGCTTGTTTAATTGCTATTTGAGTTGGTATATCCATTTTCTTAATCATATCTTTAACAGCAGGAGTTACATCCGAAGCCTTTTTCATCTTCCATGTATTTTTAATATTGTTTATTTGGAAGGTAGTTAATTTACTTTTTAAATAATCAGTATCTTCTCTAACAGGTATGCCTTTTTGTACCATACGTGATAAAGCTAAACCTGATAAGAAAGGTATATGTTTTTTTCTTAAATCATTTAAAAAATGATTAGGTATCTTATCAAAAATTTTTCTTAATTTGTTTGCATTATCAATAGATATAGTTTTGCCTTTAAGGTCTGAATATTGTCTTGCCAAAGCGTCTAATTGAGACCTAGAAAATTCTTGTAGTTCTTGTTTGTCCCATTCTATTAATAGTTCTTCACTAATAACTTCTTCTTTTCTTAATATTGCTTTAGCAATATCGTGTGCTTTTGTAATTGTACTTTTTTCTACAGGCGGTTCATCATTTTTCATATCTTTAGCTTTTGCCATACCGATTGCGTATGCACTATCTTTAGATACATCTTCTTTTGACAAATCATATGGAGTAATCCAATCACCTGTTTGTTTTTTTCTTTCTAAATCTTTTGACATTAATTTCTGTGTATCAGCCTTGCCAAGATAAACTCTCTTACCTGACTTATCAAACCAACCAACTTTTTTATTATCATAACGAACAGCACCACCGCCTGTTCTAATAAGCTCTTGTAAATCTACTTCTTCTTTAAACTTACCTTTTAAATAATCTTTTGTAATTGATAACTGTCTAGCACCATCACCTTTTAATTGGTCACGTTTTTTCTTTGCGTCTGGTTCAGTTTTATATGGTATAGCAAATCTCTTACCATTTTTAGGGTCCAAATATCTTACAACATATGCTAATTGTATTTCGTGTAGATGATTTCTTATTTCTGTCCAAGTTGTTTTATACTTGCTCATTTTTAGTCTCCGATTGTGCCCAAAATTCTTTAAATGATTTCTTAATGACACTAGGTTGTCCCCCTAAATCTCTCTCCATATCGGCTTTAGATTTAGCATATTTTCTTTTAAATGTTTCTGGATCTAACCCGCCTTCTTCCTTAGATTTAAGGTCAATAGCGATGTCTTTCATTCTTCCTTCTTGCATATTTTTGCTGGTGTCAATCACTTTATTAAACATTTTATTGTATGTTTCTTCTATTTTTGATTTCCACTCTTCCCCATATCTTTCCTTATATTTATCTATTGTTTGTGCGTTACTTGCCCATTCCTCTATATCTTTTAGTTCAACTTTCTTATTCATTGGTTTTATATCCTTACCTGCGTTAACGTTGATTAAATTATCACTATGTTTACTTGGTTTATAAGGACCACCTTGAAATTTAGGATTATAATTCTTCTCACCTGGGGTAATTGAAGATGTATATTTTGCCCAATCGTGGCCTATTTCGTATGCCTCTTGTGGTGCATTTAGGGACGCTAGTGGTCCACCTACATCTGCTTGAAATTCATTACCTCTTTTTTCAGGTTCTGACTCACCTTTTTTTGTCTTTAATTCTTTATAAATTTCTTTAAATCGTTTGGTTTTACTTGCTTTAGTTTGTACTTTAAACCCTACAAGTTCGTTTGAATCTTTTAATCCTTTATCTTTCGGTTGGTCTTTTTCTTCTTTCAACTTCTTTGCTCTTTCCTCTAAACTAGTAGGATAAACAGGAGTTTCCATTATATTATACAACCAAGCTTTGTGTAACTTCATATCAACATCTTCTAAAGTTACATAGTTTGTTCCTCTTCTTATGATAACACCAGTTATATTACTCTCTATATCATCAACTATATCTCCTACATCATATAAATGTTCAGAAATATATTTGTCCCTTAATGTCATCTTTTCTAACTCCTCTTTTGTAGAGGCAGTTATAAATGGCTTAAATTTAAATGCACCTAAAGTTGTGTAGTCCATACTTGAGGTTAACATCATTCCTTTTCTTACGTTTCTAAAAAGGTCTTGTGCATTTTTAGTTCTAGCAAAATTGGATGGCAGACCTCTTTTAAATAATGTTAAGTCTTTTTCTTTTGCAGCCATTCTCATTTTACTAGCACTCATACCTGTGGCACCTTCAGCGTCTGGATCTCTTTCTCCTGCTGACGCCACATTTATACTATCAAAGTCATATAGACCATGACGGCTCTTAACGCCGTTATATTTTTTTAAGATAGTATCAAATTCTCTTACTCTATCACTACCAACAACCATTGTTATGTCTGAATAACCTCGTTTATATAAATCAGTTGCAATATCTAAAATCATATTAGATGAATTGACTAACATATTTCTAGCGTGTCTAGGAAACATTTGTTTCATAGTTGCTAATTTAATTCTATGTGATAGTGGATTTTTAGATGTGTCTTCAGTTTTACTTAAATAAATTTTGTAATCATCTGTTCTTTGTTGTGCCACTTTGTTAATAAGTTTTTCGTGTCCTATTGTAGGTGGATTAAAGCGACCAAAGGTAAATGCTATTGATCTACCCCCAGCCGCTTCCTTTATTTTTGATAGTGATTTCAGTTCATCTGGTGTAATTTTACCGTCTTCCATAATCTCGTTCAACTTTTTGAAAAATTTGAGATAATGATACTTTTCTAACATTTTATAAATCACATTTTTCGGAAGTCGATTCTTCACACCGAACTTTCTGATTTCGTCTGGCGACATATCTTTATCAAAAGCAGCCTTTCGGTTTGCAATTGTCTTAGCGCCAATATCAATTAACGTGTTAATAGAATCTTTAATTTCATCTAACTTTTCGGATACTAATTTTGACAAGTTATCAATTTCGGAGCTCGTCAAACTCTTTAGTTCCTCATAATCAATCATATCCCTCACCAATTCACCTTTAACAACATCTATTTCAGAAACGTGTTTCTGAAAATCCGCAACGTATTTTTCTGGCTCAAATTTACCAGGTTCTGGTCTTCTGATCCACTTGTTAGTGTCAATATCAAAAGTACCATCAGCCATGTCCCGAGCCTTACTAAATGTTGCAGGATCTATGATAGAAAAGTAGTTGATAGGATGTTTTGTGCCTGGTATTACTTTACCATTTATCTCTCCTTGATATTCTCTTATACTATCGTGGACTTTTTCCTGTTCTGCTTGTGAACCAGGGATGTCAAATAGTATATTGATATCAAGGTCGGCGTCATCTCTATATTGTTTAGTTAGTATTGATCCTATTAAGGTATACTTAACTACTTTTCCAAATTTTTCAAACGTTTTAATTCCGTCTAATATTTGTTTTTTTACTGAAGGCTTTATTGTAGGTTTAGGTGTATCTGCTTTATCAAATACTCCTCCAGCATAAGTCTTTCTAGGTATGTCTATTATAGACTCTTTTATAAATTCTTTAAATCTCATCTCTATCTTCTCTTGGCCTTTCTCTCACCTGCCATCCATCTTTTTGCTATATAACTAGAGATAGGCGCCCTCATATATTTATTAACTTCCTTTCTTACTCTATTCATTATAACGGTTGTTAATTCTAAATCTGATCTATTATTATCAACTACTAAAAAATTACCTTGGCCAAATAAATTTTGAAATCTCCCCATATTACTTTGTACAGTTTGCCAACTAGATTTTGTAATGTATTCTGGTATAGTTCTTTCACGTCTAGCATTTCTTGCTAAAGCAACTTCTAAAGTTGAGTTAACAAATACCATATAACAATCATAACCTAATTGTCTAAGCATACTAGCGTTTCTAGCAATACCATCATAATCTCTACCTGTACTATCAATAACTAAACCTAATCTACCTTTAATGTATTGGTCTAATTGTGTAACAGCAAATTTCTTTGCGTGTGTTCTAATAATATTTCTAAAATATTCTTCATCATCTGGCATTTTTAATGACATACCAGCCTTCTTTAAATCTCTTTCAAATTTGTTATCTGAATTAACTAGTTTTAATCCTGTGCCTGAAAATGCACTTGAAGTTACAAATGATTTGCCAGACCCAGGACCTCCTGCTAAGAAGAATGCTTTAAATATACCTGGGTCATATAAACCTTCAGATATATTTTGCATAAAACTTTTTAATCTCATAGGGTTTCTCCTGGCGGGTTAAGCCAGTTCATAAGCTTGTGATATAAATCTGATTGATCACCTAATTGTAACCATAAAGACATTATATCCTGCTCTGTGACATATAACTTATACAATATGAATAATATTGCAAAAGTATTTACCCATAGTAATATAGTTTTAAATGTGCCGTTTTTCTTTATCATTTTTTTCCTTATCCTGATAATGATGTTTCTATCCTCTTTGGATATTTTTTTTTCTTTCTAGTATTAACTTTCTTTAATTTTGGTTTTGCTACTTTGTTTGTTTTGGGTCCAGCTTGTTTACCTTTACCCCAATCTTTCCATAAGCCTGTAAAAAATCCCATTTTATTCTCCTTCTATTCTGTTTATAATTTCGTTGGCCGTTTCTTTAGGTGTGCCACCCTCTGCTTTTATTTCAATAAATCCTGGTTGCTTTCTAAAGTATTCAACAACAGGACCTGTTTCTTTTTTATATAAAGCAATTCTATCATTAATAATATCAACTGTATCATCAGCACGACCTCTTGCTAACAATCTTTTCATAACTTCCTCTTTACTTACGTTCAAAAATACTGCACGGTCGTAACCTATTTGTGCCTTTAGCATATCATTAACTTGTTCCATATATCTTGGCCATCCATCAAACACATAACCTTTAGGTGATTGATCAACTTTCTTTTTTATTAATTCTAAAACAATATCATTAGGAGCAAACTTACCTTTTGCCATTAAATCTTTTATTTCTTTTCCTATTTCACTCTTTTTTTCCATTTCTTTTCTTAACATATCACCTGGGTAAATATGTGTTATATCAAAGTGTTTAATTAAATATTCTGCATAAGTAGATTTACCTGAACCTGGTCCACCTAACATCACAATTCTCATACGACCTATTTGTTCAAATATAAAATCTCTAAAACCTTTCATTTACGTTCTACTCTATATTCAAAATGACTTTCACTATCTTTATCTTCCATTTGTTTAGCAAGGTCTTCTTCTCTTTGTTTCCCGCCTTCCATACCATCAACATAAATCATATCAAATTCCCATTTGTCATTTGAATCCTTATATCTTTTTTCTACAGTAATCATTTTACCATATCCATACTATTAGCAATGCTATTAGGAATCCTTCAACCCAAGCACCATAAGCACACCAAACAGGATACTTTCTGATTAGATTAATCTTCCAATTATATAATTTTTTTATAGACGTTATCATTTCTTTCTCTTTCTTGGTTTTCTTTTCTTTTGCATTCTCTTTTTTTTCAAAAGAAAATAAGCGTATTGTTTATTCATTATCCTTTTACCCAATTTTTTGCTAAAGTAAAGTTTGCGGTACTAAACTCTAGTCTATCTACTAATTTTACTGCGTTACCCATTCTATCAACAGCAACATAACCTTCAGGATTTGTTACTACAAACCCATTGCCTTTTTGTAAAAATGTACCAATAGATTTTATTTGATTCATCTTACTTACAAGAAAAGTTTTAGCTCTTTGTAAGGTAACATAACTTGCAATTGCAAAGTAAATTTCATTATCATATCTATCAATAAATTTTAAACCATCATCTCTTATTGCTTTGTATTTTCTTTTAGCTGTATCTGTTTTTCTTTTAGACATTTCATCATCTAAAACTGAAGCATAATATTTTCTAAAATCTGCTTGTAATCTTTTAACATTACTAACTGATTGACCTTGTCTAATCATTGTGTTAAAATATATTTTTAATCTTGCACCAACTGATAATATATTGGTTTGTCTTTTTAATAAATCTAAAATTCTTTTACCTTTTGATATTGATCCCATTGCCATTCTTAACATACCATCATACTGAGCGCTTTCAGCAGTTGTAAATGTAGCAACACCAGATGAGTCTTTATAACTTGCGTCATCAAAAAATACTGATGGCGTCTTTGCTAATCGTTTTACATTGACGCCAAAGCCTGCTTTTAAGTCTGCCATTTTTCTTCCTGTGTAAGTAGTGTGAAAAATGATACCTAATTTAGCTCTTGTAATTCTTCTGGCAAGGTCAGTATTTTCTGGGACGGCATATGTTATAGTATTAGGTGTAAATGCAATAGCATCCTCACCTCTTATAGATACCGACTTAATATCACCTGGTGTAAATAACAAGTCGCCTTGTACAACACCACTTATATTAAGTTTCGGCAATTCTTTTAAACAGATTGCTAATTTTTTTGCTAAACCACCACCGTGATTTCTTCTTATGTCTGCTTGTGTGTAATTGATTTTAGGAGTGACGTTGAATACAGATTTTGATCCAACAAAGAACTTTCCGTTTTCAGGATTGATACCACAGAATACTGCTGGTGCTCCATCCCATTTAACAGATACATTTAAACGTTTACGTGATGATCCTGTCAGCATATTTCTTAATGATTTAAGAAATTCTACTGCGTTAAGGCCACCTTCGTAACCGTTATTAATTATTTCGTCTTCTAAATGTTCTAAATGAGTGTTCTTTGCCTCATTTAAATATTGTTTAAAACTATACATTTGTCTCCCACTATGTCCATTATAACAAATTTGACGCTTTTAGTCAAGCGAAAATCCACTAGTTCCATTAATAAATCACTACTTACTTGACTATTTATATTAATATATCTTTATGAAAGGGCCGTTTGTATCTGAAAACTCTTTTTTAGCACCATAATATAGAACACTTAACCATTCATTAAATTTTTTCTTCTGACTTATAGTTTGATACATTTTTATATGTCTTAATGTTACTAATTTTGAATACAATCTACCTAAAACATTTCTATCTTTGTCTTTATTTGCTAAACAATATTCTATTATTCTTTGAAAGGTAACACGTTTACTACCTAAATCTATTGGTGCATCCCAATTTACTTTCTCTTTTTCTATCGCAACATCTTTTATAGTTTTGTAAAATTTATCCCAAAAATTTATTTGAGCTTTTGTAAATTTACCATCAACTGCAATCATTGGATCTTGTGTTGGTGATAGAGGTCTTTGTAAATTAGCTTTTGTTAAAAACTGAACCATTGCGTCAGCAGCTGCTTTACCTAA